GGGGATCCAGCTCGTTCTGGGCCAAGAACCCGATGCGATTGAGGATCGGCCAGATTCGCAATCGTGCAAGGAAGCTCTCGAGGCTCTTTGCCGCTTTGCCCTTGTCCAGTGCGATGATCGGCGCAAGCTCGCCGATGTAGGTGTTGAGGGCGTTGAGTGGGATCGCCTTCTTGACGCTATCCGTCATCAAGGACGCGAGGATGTCGTTGGCAGCCTTGCTCTTCTGCTGGGGCAGGGTCTCAGGAGCGTTCAGCACCGTCATGCCGCCCTTGGGCAGGAGGACGTTGACCGCCGATGCATCGAGCTGCGCGGACGACGTGAAGGTGGTCTGGAATGCGGGCTTCTTCTTGGCCGTCACTGCGTACTGGACCAAGAATTTGATCTTCAAGGGGTCGCTGGACTCGGCCATGTACTTGTCAGCGTCAGCCTGCGACTTGAACCCGTCAGCGATGCCGGCGGCCTTGGCCTTGTCCGCATCCGTGATGGGCGCGCCCTCCCACTTGTCCCAGTCGTAGTCCGCGACACCGGCGATGAACCCCGAAGATTGCAGGCGCTCTCCCGGATTGTAGATCAGCATGTTTCCCCCTAGCGGCGACGGGCCTTGCGGCGTGCAGGCGTGATACTGGCAACATCCTTCAAGTACGTCGAGCGGGTCTTTTCCGCCGCACCCTCAGTGTCCTTGCCGGTTCCGCGATAGACGTCATTGATGTCGGCCATCTTGGACTTCAGGTTGAGGAGGATGTTCTGGTCGATACCCATCGGGTCGTTTGCGTAGACGTAGCCGATGTAGACCGAATTGTGAGGCAGCTTGCCGCCCTTGCTCAAGCGGTAGATACGGTCCTCGGCCTGCTGGTGACGGCTGGGCATGTAGTCCAGATCGTTGAAGAGCAGGGTGTCGGCCTGCGTGAGCGTCACGCCCTCGGAGGCGGCGACCATCTGCGCGAGCACCACTTGGATCTTGTGCGGCCACTCGGCCTCGTCCTTGCCGAACCGCTTGCGCGCCTCGGCCAGATCCGCCTTGTTCCACTCATCGGTGGGGACGTAGCGGACGAGGTTGAGCCACCACTGGCCAAGGTTATTCTTGGCCCACTTCTCCTCTTGGTCACTTAGCGGCTCACCTTGGAACAGGTTGACTTGGGCGCTCTTGCCCACCGTGCTGACCTCGCCGCTGATCACGATGTAGAGTACCTTCTTGTGCTGGCAAAGCTCGGCGAACCCATGCAGGACGTCGGTGTAGGTAGTGAACAGCACCACCTTGTCGCCCGCATCGATCATGTTCTCGGCGATCTCCCACGTGGTGGGTGCCTTGGCGACCGCAAGGGCGTGGCGCACCTTCTCGCGGTTGCCGCCCTCCTCGACGGTCTCCGCGATGTCCGCCAGTACCTCACGAGGCAGCGTGGCCTCGATGAAACCAGCGGGGGCTTGGGCAATGCCGCCCACCTTCTTGGGCAGGTCGCGGCTCAGCACCTCCTCCTTGGTACGGCGCAGGACGAAGCCCGTCAGGGCTTGCCCAAGGGCCAGCAGGGGCTTGCGGTCGACGGAGACGGTGGCCTTGCCCGACTTGATCTCGCGGGGCAGGTACTTCTTGCGGAACTCGTCCAGCCGCCTTCCCGCAGGGTGCTTGGCCAGCTTGAGCAGGCCGTAGTAGTCGACCACGTGGTTGGCCATCGGTGTGCCAGTGAGGAACCAGAACCGATCGGCCTTGATCTTGTCGATGAAGCGGTGCAGCAGGGTGTTGAAGTGCTTGAGGCGGTGGGCCTCGTCCAAGATGACAAGCCCCCAGCGGCGGTCGAGCAGCAGGTTGGCCACCTTGGCCTTGCCGGTGAGGCTGGTCGCGCCTTGGTAGGACGTGATCAGGAAGCGCGCCTTCTCTGGGCGCTCCGATGGCGCATCGCCCTTGTTGAACGATGCCGTGTTGAGGATGGACACGGCAGCGCTGGGCATGAACACGCTGATGTCCCGCGCCCAAGATCCCACCATCGCTGCGGGGCAGATGATCAGGATCTGCTGGCTCTTGGGGACTGCGTTGTGCGCGGCGATGATCGCTTGGTAGGTCTTGCCGAGACCCATGTCGTCGGCCAAGATGGCCTGATCACGGCTCATCAAGAAGCGGACGCCCTCCTCTTGGAACGGAGCGGGCGTGCCATCCTTGTAGCTGCCCACTCGCGGGGGCTTCTCGCCAAAGTTGATGCTTCCCTTGGAGACGTCCTTTGCCCGCTTGTCCAGAGTCTTGAATCGCTTGTCCAGATCCAGCTCAGGAGCGCCGCGCAGGACGACGTTGGGGAGCATGGCCAGCTTCTTGACCACCTCAGGGTAGTCCCACGACGAGACGGCCCAATACCCCATCTCACCGCTGTTCTTGGTGCCGGGCTCCACGTAGGGGTCGAGCGCTGCGCGGACGGACGGGGCCACCGCGTAGCACAGGCGGCTTTTGGGTGGGCAATCGATCGGCTGCTTGGTATTCGGGTCGACCTTGGATCCGATGAAGTAGAGCCGCACCTTGTCGCTCTTGCGGTCGTACTCCATCTGGACCTGCAACGCTCCAGAAGACGGCTGGCGGACTACGGCAGCCTGCTCCTGCGCAAGCGAGTCCACCTTGTCGGTGGAGGTCTTGACCCTATCCAGTTCCGCAACGACTTCGGCCAGCTTGGCCTTCATCTCGGATGCTTCCCGCTTGAGTGTCCGCGCCTCTTGCTGGGTGCGGGCGACATCGGCCAGCTGCTCGTTCTTGTTGATCTTGAGCTGGATCTCGGCGGCGCGGGCGGTCAATTCGCGACGGCGCTTGGCCGTTGCGGACTCCTCCAGCTTCTTGGTGGGGGAAGGCTTGACGTCGAAGAGGGTGCGCTTGTCGCCAAGGACGACCGACTTCGTCTGTGGGTCGAACCAGATCTGCTCATGGATCCGTGGCAGCTTGTCGCCCAGCGCGCCCTTGGTCGTGTACGGACCTTCAAGAATGCCCGTAGCGGTGCCGGTCAGCCTCTTGCGGATCGGGGGTTTTGCCTTCTTGGCCATCTGGTACCTCTGCTCTTTGGCCTTTATGGCCTATGCCGCCTCAGTGGATCTTGCGCTTGCGGGGTTTGGCCAGCAACCTGACCCGCTTCTCAAACTCGGTCAAGACGTCATTGTGCAGGAACTCATTTTCGGCTTGAATGAACAGCTTGCCGATCTTTGCCTGCGCGGCGGACTTGCCCTGCGCCACATAGGGGAATTGCATTGCCCGACGGGCTTGGTCATCCGAGAGCCCCGCCTTTTGCGCGATCGATAGGATCTCGTCCACATAAGCCCTCGCTGGCGATCTGCGAACATCCATTCGCCCCACCATGCGGTAGTACTCGAGGTCTCCCATCTCGCTGTGATAGCGATTCATGTTTTCGCTTATTTCCCAGCCGTCATCGGTCAAGTACCGCCGATCTACCGCTGCCGCTCTTTCCTTGGAAAGACCGTACTTCTTGCGGTGGTGGATCGCGTATCGTGCAGCCTCGATTGCCTCTTGCTTGGTTGCCCAAGAGGTGGGAAATGACACGCTGAACGGAACTGCACGGTTGGCCCCCACTGCATCGAGCATTCGTCGGCTGTACGCTTCAACGAACCAGCGATCCTCGTCATCGCGCAGTACATCGGCATCTTGCCGTATTTTGAAGAGCACCCCTCCCGTCTCCATGAGGTAGCTTCCGTCACCCAACCTCACAGTGGCCGTCTTCCCGACCAGCTTGGCCATGATGCCCTCCTAGTAGCCTTCCTTGAACTTCTTTTCCTGATTCTTGCCTGTGCGGGTGTTGACGTAGACCCCCAGCTTGCCGTGCATGCTCAGCGCAGTCTGCGGATCGCCGTATCGGCTGTGGACGTACTTGAGGAAGCCAATGGCCTCCTCGATCGGCACTCCGTATCCCTTGATCCCGCTGGGCGCGAATGCGCGCATGTTGCTGGGCTGCATTTGCCCCAAGCCCGCTGCATCCGATTTGCCGGGGGGGGACTTGCCCGCTCGCAGCTTGGCGACCGTGTCGGGCCACGTGGCCTTGTCCTTGGCCCCGGGAATCGTGTAGTTGGGGATGCCGATCCATCCACCACTCTCCCTGTTGATCAGGGTGTGGGTAGCGGGCATCGATGCCCACTCGACGGGCAAGTTGGCAGCCTTTGCGGCCTCTTGCAGCAGCGCAATCAGCTCAGGCGAGTTGGGTGGGTACTGGACGGGCTGGTACGGAGCGCCATCCGCATCTTGGGCCGATGCCGTCTTGGATCGCACAAGGAAGTAGGCAAGGATGCCCGCACCCACCGCGATGCCTATGGTCAACGGGCTGGGTGGGTTGCGGCGGGGCATCACTTCCCCCGGTGGATCTTGGCAGCTGCCTGCTTGTCGCTCAGGCGGATGCCATCGATGACCACATAGCCCTTGGACAGCTTGCGGACGCGGTGGCCGCTAAGGGTTGCCGTCTGCCCGATGGGCATCTTGGCCAGCAGTGATGCAAACGCCCGCTCCTCGCTACGCTCGTGAGCGCAATGCTTGCGCTCGGCGGCGGTCATGGGGTTCTTGCGATTGCGGGGGTTGGCCAGCAACCCGATCCGCTTTTCGAACTTGGCCATGACGGCGTTGCCCAGCCCCTTCTCCTTGGCTTGAAGGAACAGCTTGCCGATCCTTGCCTGCGCGGGGTGCTTGCTCTGCGCCGCTTCGGGGTAGTGAAGTGCCCAATGGGCGTCCCGATCCGAGATCCCTGCCTGATGCGCAATCGATCGGATCTTGGTCACATACGCCCTCGCCGTAGCGGGCGACTTGGCTGCACGGGGGTTGCGCACCGTCGATGCGCCGCCCTTGGCGTTGTCGTAGAGCACGTCAGCGGCCCGCAGCTGGTTGCCTGTGGCCTTGTAGACACCCAATGCCTCCGAGCGTGCGGACGGCAGTGCCTTGGCGACCTTGGCCCCGTCAGCGTAGCCGCGCCGCAGGTCGTAGCTGGTGCCCTTGGGCGGGGGTTGCATCCCGCGCTCGGCAGCGCCTTGGAACAGCCCCAGCTTGTAGTCCTCGCTGGCGGCGTGGACGGTGGGGTTGCGCTTCTTGCTGCCGTAGTTCTTGACGGGGTTGCGGACTGCCCTTGATGCACGCTCGGCCTGCTTGGCCAGATCATGGGCAAACTGGACCCCCTCGAAGTCGTTTCCGTCCAAGAAGTTCGACTCGGCGATGTGGGCGAGCGCAGCTGCACCATAGGTATCGCCCTTCTTGAGCGACTTCTCGGCTCTTCCGTACTGGTACGCACCCCTCTTGGCGTGCTCAGAGGCAGTCGGGTTGCGCCGCCGCTTGGTGGCACACCCCGGGTTCTTGCACATGCCGCCGCATCCACATCCTGATCCATTGCGCTTCTTGGCCATCACTTCCCCCTCATTGCAAGAATCGCAGCGCCAGCGACCGCCAGCAGGGGGAACAACCCACCGCCACTTGTCTTGGCGGCTGGGGGCGTCCTGACGGTATCAGCTCCCCCACCCATCACACCGCCGCTCTTGCTCTTGTACTGCTTCTCGACCCACGCCAGTGAGTGCCATTCTGAGGACTTCGGTCCCAGCTTGGCGAAGTACAGGAGGTCGAAGTCGTTGCCCAGTACCCACATGGCCTTGCTCGTATCGGAGCCAGTCACGGTCAGGACGTCGACACCCTTGACGTTGAGCTTGAATCCAGACGGGAATCCCTTGATCTGGAGGCCCTTGAGCAGGCCGTAGCAGACGGCGGCAGCTGCCTGCCAGTCCTTTGCCCCCGCAGCGATTGCCTTGGTATAGATGCGGTTTGCCACGCGGTTGGAGTTGCGTCCGATGCCCATCATGTCAAGGGCACCACCCATCGCGCCCTGCAAGATGGGATCGCGGCCTTCCTTGAGGTCCACCACCGTCTTGCCCGTTGACCCCACTCGCCTGTAGAAGGCGTAGAGGAAGTCCATGAAGGCGTCCTTGGCATAGGATGACCAGTTGTCTTGCATGTCCTTGATCACGGCTTCTGCTTGCGGCAGCTCCAGATAGGTTGCCGCGCCGAAGACCATCGACTCCATCAAGTTGCCCATCGGCTCCAAGACGAATTTCGCAATGTCTCCGACAAAGGACAGCGCATTGCCGAGCACGGGGAACGCCGTCTTGAGGACGGTCATGCCCTTGGTGACAAACTGGTCAAGAATCCCGCCGACCGCAGCGGTCCCTTGCGACCCCGGCATGTACAGCTGCCCTGCGGACTTGAGGGGGCCAGCCAGATGGTGCGGGGAGCGCGGCGGGGGTTCGTACCCCGCGTAGTGCGCTCCCAGCTCTCCAGCGAGATGGGGGCGGCGACCGTAGAAGTGGACCGCCGAGTTCTTGTTGACCATCATGCTACACCCCCGACGCAGCGAGCGCCTTGGCCTTGTATGCCGCCAGCGCATCCTCCGACGTACCATCAGGCGGACCCATCTGCTTGACCTTCTCGGCGATGCGCTTTGCGATCACGGGTAGATCCTTGGGGTCGACCTTGACTGCAATCTCCAAGATCCAGCCTATCGGCAATCCTACCGCAGCCGATGCCGCACTTGCAATCTGGAGATTCCGTTGCTGATCCGGTGTCAGCTGGCTCGGCGGGACTTGATCCTTGGCGTAGCCACGGAGCATCAGATCCTCGTACCAGCGCGGATTGCTTGCCTTGAGGACGGCATAAGCTACGGCACCGATGACCAGAATCGTGCCCAGCTTCATCAAGACCTCGCTGCCGTCCAGACCGTGCAGGTGCCGTTGCCCGCGCTGTTCTTGGTGGTGATGACGATGGCGTACTCTTGGCCCACTGGATCGGCGACGCCCGAGTTGTCACCGTAGCGGATCCCGAGCGTCGTTCCCGCAGTCAGGTTGCCGTGGATCTGCACTTGGTACGTCAGCTGCCGTGCAGCGGCGAAGTGGTGCAGGTAGATGTGCTCGATGTCCACCGTTGCGACCAAGATCACGTCGATCACTTTGGCGTGGATCGATGCGATGTTGGTGATGACGGCGGTAGTAGCACCCAAGCCCGGCAGGGCCACCGCTGTCCCGCTTGCCTCGATGACCAACGGAGTGCGCACTTCTTGGCCGAATACGTTCATCACGCCTCCTCAAGCCCAAGACGCTCGCGCTCCCATTGCGGGAGCCGCACGTCCGCAAAGATCTGCGTCGTGATCAGCACGCTCTGGGCAGCAGCAGCCCTGTTGACCAGCCGCAAGGTGGCGCGGCAGACGCCAAATGCCTGCACGTCGTAGACCAGACGCCCACGGAACAGCACCAGCTGCCCAGTCACGTCGGTCTCGATGTACGGGTAGGACGTGCCGACGTTACCCGCCGCGCTCCACTCGTCACCCCCCAAGAGTGGCAACGTCTGGATCGTGAGGTATGCCTCGATCTGGGTGAGTGCCAGCAGGGCAGTCGCTTGATCGGCGGCAAGAGGGCGGATGAGGAACACGAACTGCGCCCGATCGGCCAGCTGGGCGGACAGCGCCGCACCGCGCAAGGCCGATTCAAACCCCTCCAAGCGCGGGCGGACGTCCTTGATGCCGACATAGACCGAATTATCCGCTCCGATCGGCAGGCTGTAGTTTTGCGTCGTCTCTTGGACAAGCGCCCGCATCTTGGCCTCCGTCATGCACCCGTGTTGAGGTAGGCAACCTTCCACCCAAGCGTGATCTGGAGATTGTCACGCTGGACGAGGACTGATGGGATAGTGACCGTGAAGGTGCGACGCAGCTTGTCGTTCCACGTGATCGGAGCGGGGAAGATGTGGGGCTTCCAGCCAAATCCGAACACATTGATCAGGGATGTGTCCTGCACTTCAAGGTACCCCTCGACCAGCCGCTGCTGGAACGAGACGTATGCCCCGAGCTGCGTAGGCAGCTTCTGGGTGATGGAGTCACCCACAAAGGAAGCGATCGCATACCGGGCGAAGACCACGCAGTTCTTGCCGCCAGTCAGGTTGAAGGCGACCGTATCGGTCAGCTTCGAGTTCGTGAGGACGGTTGTGATCTCACGATCCTGAAATGCGACGTACCCCGAATCTGGCCACTTGTCTGGCTGGTCGTAGTAGACGCGATTGCTCTGCGGATCGCCGTAGATCCAGCCAGTGTACCGCTCAGCTAGAGGGTACTGCGCGAATGCGGGGTCAACCCAACGCATGATCGCCTCCGTGAGGGTCGGGTTAGCGACCCGTGTTGAGGTATGCGATCTTCCAGCTGAACTTGATGTCCACGACGCTGCCGGTGTTGTTCGTGATCGTGAGCGAGCGCTGCTGGTTGCCTTGCCACTTTTCGGGGCAAGGGAACGAGTGCTGCGACCAGCCAAACCCGAAGGTGTTGACGATCGGGGTGCTCTCGATCTCGATCAAGCCGTCCTGACGCTCCTGCTGGACCGTGGTGTAGGCGCTGATCTGGTTTGGCAGGACGACAGTGTTCGGAGCAGCAGGCGTCGTGGGGAACACGATGCAGACGCGGCTGAACACGATGACATTCTTGCCGCCGCCGAGGTTGAGCGGCAGGGTCGATTGTGCGCCGTTGGCCACGGCCAAGAAGTTGAGCGAGCGGTCGGCAAAGACCACCTGCCCCGCTTGCGGCCACTTGTCGGGCTGGTCGTAGTAGGGATTGCTCTGCTTGTCTGCGAAGATCCATCGGGTGTACGCCTCGCCAAGAGGAGTCGCCCAAGACGAGAACACTGGATCGATGTAGCCTGCCATGAGATCGCTCCTCTTGTGCCAAGGGGGGGCGCAGGGACACTTGTCCGCCGCACCCCCCCTTGAACTCTACACGCCTTCGGGGCGGGTGACCAGACCGATTAGACCGGCATGGTCAGCTTGTAGCCTTGGAAGGTCATCCGAATCGCGAGGAAGTCCGCCACAACGGGCTCCGCGCCACCAGCGCCGAGGTTGAACGTGCCAGCGGGCACGTTGATCTGCGAGCCGCTCTTGACCTTGACCCGGGTGTTGATGTTCGGGAGGAACATAAACGGGATCGGCAGCTCCTTGGCGACGGTCGGGCAGGGGTAGCCGTTCTGCGCAGCCTCTGCGGTGGTAAAGGCAGCGACGGGGGACGACCACACGCCGCCGCCCTGCGGATAACCCGCAAGAGCGCCGACGTTACGGATGATGCCGTCACCGACTTGGTACTCCCAGCTGAAGCCGTTGATGATCGCAAACACAGCCGCGACGTTCGTGATCGGCATCTGCTTGCTGAACGTGGTCGTCACGTTGGCAAACGAAGCGCCGTTGGCGAGGGTCGCAAACGGGGCGTTCGTGTGCTTGTAGACGCTCACGAGGCAGCGGATTCCCAAGAACACTTCGTTGGCCGGCAGACGACCAGCGGTGTCCAGCCAGTTGGTCTGGGCGCGGCTCATGACCTGACCCGAGGCCAGACCCTGACCGTTGTCGCCGATCGCGGCTTGGAAGAGATCCGCCTCGCGGTTGGCAGCGAACTGGTCGTTGGCTTGCGGAGCGATGTACGTGGTGCTGTACGCGCTCTGAGCAGAGGCGAAGTTCAGGTCGCCGACTGTCACACCGGGGACCACCGTCATCTTGCTGTAGGGCTGCAATTCCTTGAGGAACTGCTCGTTCTTGATAGCCATTTTGCTCTCCTTTTGGCGTTGCAGCCGCTTAGACCGGCATGGTCATGAGGAAGCCGCCCAGAGTCAACCGGACGACGATGTTGGTGTTCGCCTGCGCGGAGACATCCTGCAAGCTGAAGGCGTTGCCACACTTCGCCGTCAGGCCCACGTTGACCAAGGGCGGGAAGATGATCGGGATCGGCAGCTTGACCGTGTGGCAAGCGGGGACGCCGTTCTGGGCCGATCCGTTGCCGCCCGTCGTGCTGGTGGTCGACCACGCACCACCCACCGCCGGGTACTCCAGCAGCGAGCCGATCGTACGGGTGATGCCGCGACCGATCTGCAAATCCCAGCTGAAGTTTTGCAGGATCGAGAAGGTGTCACGCACCGAGAGGAGCGTGATGTCCTGCGATCCAGCGGGGCTGAGATCGTTGGTGACGTACAGCGCAACGCCGAGGTGGGTCGATACGAGGCACTGGTTGGCCGGGGGCTGTCCTTTCGAGAACTTCGAGTTCGTCTGGGTCAGCGAGAGGCCAGTCGACCATCCCTGACCAGTCTCGGCGATGGCCGAGGTGAAGAACTGGAGTTCGGTGTTGGCGTTGACCACTTGCAGGGTGGTCGAGAACGCCGCATCCGAGAAGCTGTCCTGTTGGTTCGCGTAATTCAGCCGCCCCACGGTCACACCGGGGACCACGGTCATGCCCGCATACGGAGCGAGCTGTTCAAAGATCGTCTGTGCCATTGTCGTTCCTTTTGCGGGCTTGCCGCGTTGTTTGTCAAGGTAGGGGGGGCAGCGTCAGTTCGCCACCCCCCCTTTCCCTTGTTTGCCTACAGGCCGTACAGGCCCGCACCCGGGAGGATGCCGTTGGTCGACATGAACGCGCCGCCAGTCGAGTCCATGTAGGCCCCGCTGGTGTAGCCACGCAGAGCGGGCAGGTACGAGCCGCTGGTCGAACCCGGCAGGACGTCCTTGACGGTGTCGCGGATCTTGTCGCCCGCCGAGTCATCGATGGCCTTGAAGATCGAGAGCACCAGAGTGACCTTGGCGATGCTCTTGACCTTGGGGTTGGCGATGTACTTGTGCGCCGCGAAGGCCGCGCCAGCAACGATCAGGCTCGGCATGGCCTTGGCGATCGGGCTGTCCGAGAAGCTCTTGGCGAGGTACTTGTCGAAGATGCCCTGACCGACCGAACCCAGCGCGATGGCGGCGACCGAGCCGACGCCAACGCTCACCAGATCCACGCCGCCGATCTCCAGACCCGGGTTGCGGTGCTTGCGACGGCGGCTGGGGTTGCGGTGACGCTTGGCGCTGCTCTTGATCCCATGGTAGGGGTTTTTGCGCTTCTTGCGACGGCGGGGGTTGGCGAACAGGGCGCGCAGGCTGCGGCGCTTTCCACGCTTGGCCCCACTGCGCTTCTTGCGACGCGGGTTGGCGACGAGGGTGCCGCTGGTACGGCGGTGCTTCAGACGCTTGATCATCGTAGACCTCTGAGAAGGTAGAATTGTCGGGGTGACGACATCCGCCCCCGCTCGCTGAAGGCTAGGGGGCAAGTCAAAAGCGAATCAAGTGTCAAATGTGCCTTCTCTCGCTGCCGATCGATCAATCCACGACGCCGCGATCTTCGACGTGCATGCCACCGCCGTGGATGACCAGCGTCCGATAATGCCCGTTCTGATCGGGGGTTCCAGCCGCGTAGATGGTCGGGAACGTGTCGGACTCCTCACCGAACAGGTGGTAGTACTCCTCCCACTTTCCGTCCTTCTTGCTGCCGTACTCGATCCTCCGAGCTACGCCAAGGGCCACCACTGGGCCGTCGATGCCGGGAATTTCCTTGATCGTGGTCGTAGTGCTGCGGTCGCCCCAGTGGAATTGCTCGTACTGGCGCTTCGCCTCCTCGTACGCGCCCTCATGCTCCTCTGCGAGGCGCAGGACACGGGACAGGGCGCTCCGATCGTAGTCCAGACCCATGATCTCGTCGGCGTCCTCGTAGACCTCCCACTCGTCGGGGTCCAGATCGTTGCCGTCGTTGTAGTCCTCCAGATCCTCTACGCTTCCGAAGTACGCCCGCCCGTCCTTGTAGGTCGCCACCACGTCGCCCTCGCTGCCAAGGGCACGCCAAGCAGCGGCGGCGGAGGCGAGGTTGCGATCGGCGTCGGGGTACTCAAAGCACAGGGATGTCCCCTCGTCGTCATCGTCATCGTCGTCATCGTCCCCATCTTCACCATCGTCACCGTCGTCCTCGTCCAAGTCGGTGGGGTTGACGCGCAGCTGGGACGGCAGGAGGCCGTTGATCTGCGTGGTGATCTCGTTGCGGGCCTTGGCCCGAAGCGCATCTGCAAGCCGCTGGAAGTCGCTCACCGTATCCTCCGCACCCCTTTCAGGGTCTGCCGCACGGCAAAGCGTGCGATGTCTTGAAACACGTCCTCAAAGAACCCGACTACTTCCGCCTCAACCACATCCCGATCCCCACTCCTGCCGACAACGTCAACAGGTGGGTCAAGAAGCTCGGCTTCGAGAACGGGCTGCTGGGGGTGATGAAGTACGATTGCCCCTGTACTTGGGGCTGCATCTGTGAATTCTGGTACAACGGGCTCTGCTCTAGCGGCTTTCCGTCCATTGCCCACTCGCGCTCGCTTCGCCATACGGGATCCACGACGGCCCAATAGGTGGGCCGATGCGGGGGGAGGCCGACGCGTGCCCTCACGTGGAAGCCCCACCCATCCGAGTCCTTGAGGATCTCGACCATCGATTGCAGGCCAAGGCTACGGCATCCCGCGACGAGCAGGATCGTGAGATCGTCGCAGTCACCGCCCGCAGGCTGCCCATTGGGATACCCTACGCAGGACTGCCAGCTGCGGTAGACCTCGCCGCTCTCGCGGCGGTAGGGCAGGGACTCGACGAACTTGGCCCACTCCATGACCTGCGCATCAGCCGCGTTGCCCGCACCCGCCACCTTGCGCATCACGAACTCGCTGAACTCGCGGTCTGTGACCATCGAGTCCGCGATCTCGCTCATCAGGATCGCCTTATCGAGCGCCCCTTCGTGCTTGGTGCGTGTTGCGACTTCTGCGTACTCAGCCATGGCTGCCTCAATCTTCTTCGCTGGAGCCCTCTACAGCTTCCAGCACGGCCTTCTCCAGAGCGGGGTTGGCCTTGATGGCTCGCATGAACGCGCCTGCGATGCCGTTGGGGTTGCGCATGGCGACCTTCTCGATCACTGCGGGGTTCTGGAACGCCTGCTCGATCATCTGGTCGACCATGGCATCTGGAAGCTGCGGCGCTCCGCCGCCTCCACCCCCACGCCCCAGCATGGCAGGCAGCATTCCTACGAGCAACTGCTTCATCGAGTCGTCGTCGTCGTCGTCATCGTCACGCGAGGGGCGGCTGTCCCGCGCAGCGCGGCTCTCGGCCAGCTTGTCCAGCACCATCAGCAACTCGAGGCTGTCGCGCATGCCGTTGGCTTGAGGGGTGCGCGATCGGCGCTCCTCCATCAGCTCGCGCAGCAGGACTTCGTTGACGTCCTTCTGCGGCTGCTGGTTGCGGTTCTGGCCAGTGAAGAACGCTTGTGCCAAGCCAAGTCCTGCCGATAGCAGCTGGCCGAACCGCTCGTCGCGGCGGCGCGCCTCTTCGGCAGCCATGTCGTCGCGCCGCTTGCGCTCGCGCTCCTCGCGCTCCTGCCGCTCGAACTCGCGGAGGGCGAGCTTCTCCTCGAACTCCTTCTGCCTTGCAAGCGCCTCTTCGGCGCGGCGGCGCTGCTCGGCGCGCTCCTCCGCTGCCTGCTGCATCTGCCATCGCATCCACGCGGGGACCTCTTCGGTTGCGGCGGGCATCGGAGGGTAGTACGGCTCTTCCCGTCCGCCGGGGAACGGCAGGACGGATGCAGTCGGCGTGATGGTGGCCGAGATCAGGCGGACCTTGCGCACCTGCTTGACAAGCCTGCCCGTGCGGGGATCGATCGGGGTCAGCTCGTACTTGCCCGGGCCGTAGTCTTCACGAAGCTCGTTGTCGAGGGGCATGCCGTTCTCGACTCGCTCGACAAACTCCCAGCCGTCAGGGGTCTGGCGGCGGATCTCCCACTCCGCGTCTTCGAAGTCGTCCGCTGTGGGGAGGCGCTCGTCGTCCACCTTGCCCGAGCCGACGTGCTTGGCGAAGGTCTGGCTGAACGTGACGGGGGTGCCATCGTCAGGCAGGGCTTGAGGGTCAATGGGCAAAGGGTTCGCGGGGTTTACCTTCTTCGTGGCCATGTCCTGCTCCTTGGGTTTGAATCTGCCATGTCGCGGGCTAGAATGGCAAAACAGGCAATCGGTGTCAACGGAGGAACCCATGCCAGCGCGCCCCTACCAGACCGCCCTCGTCTACGAGATAACCAAGATGTTCGCAGGCGGGCATCGGCGGCTGATCGTCCAGCTGCCAACGGGTGGCGGCAAGACGCAAATCGCCAGCGAGCTTGTGGCAAGGTCCAACGCCAAGCGCATCCTCTACGTGGTGCCCAGCGACGAGATCCTGCACCAGACCAGCTCTGCCCTCAACCGCGCCAAGGTGCCGCACAGGGTGCTGGCTGCGGGGCAGAAGTTCCCCCTCGACAACGTCGACTGCCTGCTTGCCATGAGCCAGACCCTGTCGAGGCGGCTGACTGGGCACATGTTCGGCAACTGGAAGCCCGACCTGATCTTCGTTGACGAGGCGCACAAGCTGATCGAGCAGCACCGCAGGGTCTTGGAGGTCTGGCAGTGCCCTGTGATCGGCCTGACCGCCACGCCCGTGCGCCTTGACGGCAAGTCGCTCGCCAGCCTGTGGCCCGCGCTGCTGTGCGGACCCAGCATCAAGAGCCTCCAGCGGCAGGGATTCTTGGTGCCATGCCGGACGGTGAATGCCCACATGCCCGACCTGCGTGCCATCCGCCAGCGGCGGGGGGACTTCGACCAAGAGCAGCTCGATCGGGCATACAGCGCCGATGCGGTAGTGAGTGAGGCCCCAGAGTGGTGGATCCAGTACGCCAAGGGCCGCAAGACCATCGCCTTCACGCCCGGCATCGAGTCCAGCCAGAAGCTCGTCGCGGCATACCGCGCCCGTGGCATCAAGGCCGAGCACGTCGACGGCAACACGCCCAAGTCCCAGCGCGAGGCGGCACTCGATCGCTTGCGCAGGGGGCAGATCGACGTGCTCTTCAACTGCTCGCTCTTTGTCGAGGGTCTGGATTGCATCGAGGTGTCGTGCGTCCAGCTGCTCACGGCCACGGCCAGCCTGTCGCGATTCCTCCAGCAAGTGGGGCGCGGCTTGCGCCCAGCCAAGGGCAAGCGCGACCTGATCCTGCTCGACCACGGTGCCAACACCCAGCGGCACGACCGGGTGGACGCCGACAGGGACTGGTACAGCGGAGGGGTATCGCTTGAGCGCGGGCACAAGACCTGCATGGCGTGCGGCACGGTCATCGAGCAGGACCGCAACCTGTGCCCCGCATGCTTCCGAGCACCCGTGCCCAAGGCAACGGCCAACCCAGCGCGCAACGCCCGCGTGGAGCGGGCCAGCAGCAAGGCTACGCCGCCCCGCCCCGCGCCATCTTGGGCTGCGCCCGTCGAGCGCCAGTGGCACGACTACGAGCGGCAGCGGCACGCTCAGGGGCTTCCGCTAGACGAGACGGAGCGCTACTGCCGCCGCCTGATGCGCAGGATGCTCCGCCCTCGCGCTGCGTGACCTTGTCCTTGTCCAGATAGCCAAGCTCGCACAGCAGCGCCAAGAGCGCCTCCTTGCCGTGGACGCACCTCGCAAGCCAGCCGCGCATGGCGAAGTCCTCCAGCCATCTGGCCTGCACGGCGTCCAGCCTTCCCTTGCGGGCCTTGACCTCGATGACCGTGCCGACGAAGCCCTTGAGCGCGGGCGGTGGGTCGATGATGACCAAGTCGGGCACGCCAGCCTCGACGCCCTGCTGCCACAAGCGGCACGCCGTGCGTTTGTCGCGCAGGCCCCCGTTGGGCACGGCAAAGAACCGCACCCCCGCAGAACGCAGGTAACCTACCGTCCTTGCTTGAATATCGTGCTCCTCGTTGCGCATTTCATGCCTCCAGCTATGACGGGTACGACGGATCCTATGATGGGGGGTAAATCAAGGCAAGTACCGGCACCCTTTGAGGTAAGATGCTAAGATGGGAATTTCAGGTCAGCCGTGTATGAATAAGGAAAGTCATGCTTGACCTGTGTTTGACATGTAACGAGTTCCACTGATTCATATACATACTGGGTGAAATTCCCGTCATAGTCGACGTTGCTTTGCAGTTTCAACGTCTTGGGGAATCTTAGTGCCCGACGTTAGAGCCAGCGTACCCGTCTTGGCCTCGCGGGTCCAAGCGGGGTTCTGGGTGCCGATTCGGTTGACTGGGCTTGATTCGGGGGTCAGCGGGTCAGCGTGACAGGATACATGCGCCGCTGCACGCCGTTATCGTAGAACCGCTTCGCACGCTTGTCAACGGCGTTGAGGAACCTGTTCTTGTTCATCTGCTCGTAGCCGTTCTGGGGAGCCCACACGGCGTAGGCCATGTAGAGCGACTCGCCGTCTGTCCCGTTCCCACGGACGGGCTCGCAAGGCTCGGTGCGATCACTTAGGAACAACGCGACCTCGTCTTGGCCGTTGCGCCACGCGGTGACCTCGTCGACCGACTCCTTGGGAACCTTGTACTTGCCCCTCTTGATCAGGGTGGGGACGCATCGCAGGGCGTAGCAGACGATCCTCGCCTTGTCGATGGCCAGCACCTCGTCGCCAAGCTCCGAAGTGCCACCATGCGGGCTGAACATGCGGTCGAACATCAGCAGGATGAACCGCCTGTAGAAGCCGTCGCTGTCGTCCTCGACGTCTGGCAGGGCATTGCATGCCACCACGTGCCCCGCGAGGGGTCTAAATTTGAACGGGTTTTCGCGGAGATGACGGGCCACAATCTCGTCGCCGCTGATCAAAGCCTTGATCGATGCCGCCGCCTCTTGCTTGATGCGCTTTTCGGGCAATTCACCCACTACATTCAAGCGGCTGGCAGCCAACATGGCGCGGTACGTCTCCACCCCGAACATCTGGGGCGACACGCTGGTCACCGTGCCATCTGGGAACAGCCCCGTCGCCACGCGCAGGATCTGGCTCTTGCCGTTGCTGCCCTTGCCGACAAGGCCCAGCGCCTGCTGGAACTTGGGGGCGATGCCGCATAGCGAAGCGCCGAGGAATTCGTTGAGCAGGGTGACGTTCTCGAGGTGGTTTTCCTTGTGGCCCCAGTAGTCGGCAAGCATGGTCAGCCAGACGTCGGGGGTCTCGTCGGTCCATCCGAAGTCGTAGCCGCTCATGGCCTTCTGCGACGGGTCGTGGGGCAGCTTGGCGACGCCATCCGCCGTCACTTGCACCCAGCAGTCCTTGAATGCGATGCCTGCGGGTGCGCTGGCAAAGAACCCGGGCACTGCAAGCAGGCGGTGCAGGCTCTTGATGGCCCCTACCACCGTCGAGTCGTTGATCCGCATGGGCCGCCAGAGCACGTTGCCTTGCGGGCCGATATTGCGGACATCGATCCCGCTGTAGCTGTGGATCAGCTTGCTCAGCTCATGCTCGGCCACTTCCCGCCAGTAGCCCATTTGAGGGTCGTACCTCCAGATCTTGCCCAGATCCGCGACCATCTGCACGGGAGATCCCTTGGTGAAGTGCTCGGCCACCCGCTTGGCGATCTCGGTGTGATCCCCCAGCAGGAACGGCTCTTCGTCCCCGTCCTCAGGGTCGGCGTCGGCTGGACGTTCGCGGCCAGCAGCGGCCTGCCGCGCTTGCTGGCCGTCCTCTTGCACAGAGGCCCACCGTGCGATCTCGGCGATCTCGGTATCGGGCGCTGCGGGGCGGCACCTGTTGCGGTTGACCTCGTGGATCTGGCCCAAGATGGCGTCGTGGTCGAGGCCTTGCCACCGCAACTGCGCCGCGTAGCGGACGAGGGTATGATGCCGCTGCCCTTCGGGGATCCTGCGCGGTAGCCTGAAAGGCTGTCGTGGATCGATGCCGTCGCCCATGGCCTGCGGCTGGTCTTGCTGCTGCCGTGGAATCTCAAACACAGCTGGCTCACGGATCTCGGCCCGCCGTCGTTGCGGCTGGCCGTCCCGATCGACGAACGGCAGGCGGTAGGGCTGCGCCCACGCTTGGATCTCGTCTACAGGCAGGCCTTGATCCCGCAGGTACTGGCGGAACCTCTTGCACCAAGCCTGCCATGGTCCGACTTGCATGCTCTCAGGCAATGCCACCACGACGCGCATGCCGCTCCGCGTCTCGTAGGCGAGGCAACCCGGGCACGCCTCCAAGGCCATCTTCCAGACTTTGTCACGCCACTCCTGCGGGGGCTCAGGCGTCCTGCCCGCATGGGTGTCGGCGTGGTCGATGTCGGCGACTGCGCAGTCAAACACCAGCCCCACCCCGTAGTCCCGCAAGTGCCCAAGGCTGTCTACCTTGAGGCGCGGGCAATCGGGCAGGTCGACTCCGCTGTCATGCCGCAGTCGGTACGGCACGAAGTGTGCGTCGCTGCCGTACTCTGCCGCCATCGCTTCTGCAATCGGCATCACGGGGTGGACTTGAGGGGGCGCTCCCCCATCGCCGCTCCAGCCGACGACGAACTTGTCAACCCAGACGCTAATCTTCACCGCCATTCTCGCCCCCTTGCACGGACTGCCGTGCGAAAGACCGCGCCGTGATCTTGCCTTGGGAGATCGCCTCCAGCTTGATCAGGGTGGCAGCGCTCGGTAGGCACTCGCCGCCGATCCACTTGTAAATCGCGGCCCTTGACACACCTAGAGCTTCAGCAAGGTCTTGAGCAGATAGCCCCGACCCCTTGAGCCAGACCGCGAACGTGCGCACTTGATGGTCCATCGTGTCCTCCTGCGGGCAACCTAGCCCAAGCCGCGAAGGCTGTCAACTAGCACTAGACAAGTCGTGCGCCGGGTGCTAGGATCTGCGCGGACGAGGAGAAGGACATGGACGGCTACAAGTACCTGCCGCTGGCTCACGTCAGCCCCAGCCAGCTCAAGACGTTCGACATGTGCGAGCGCAAGCACTGGCTGGAGAAGGTGGGCGGTATCGAGGTGCCCACCAACGCTGGGGCGGCGTTCGGCACGCGTGGTCATGCGGCGGTCGAGCACCGCATCCTGACGGGCGCTTGGCCAGACGATCCCGAAGCGGTCAAGGTGGCGATGGCTGGCTGGCGGTTTGTGCCGCAGGACACCCCCCTCAAGGTCGAGACTGACATGCGGCTGGAGGGTGCCGACCTGCCCATCATCGGCAGGATCGACTTGATTGCGCCTGAGCAGTCAGTAGTGATCGACCACAAGTTCATGAGCAGCCTGCGCTGGGTCAAGACGCCTGCCGAGCTTGCAGCCGATCCACAGGCCGTCGTCTACTGCACGTGGGCGTTCAAGCAGGGGATGCTGCGCGTCAACAGCCTCGCATTCCGCCACATCGTCTACCAGACCAAGGGCAGCCCAGATGCCCGCACGGTCCAAGCGAAGTTCATGCCCGTCGAGCTGACGGCAGCGTATGACAAGATCAAGGGCAAGGTGGCCAAGATTGCCATCAATGCCCAAGAGCGCGACCCCGCAAGGGTGCGGGGCGCGATGGAAGGCCCAGACCCGTCGCCGTGCAAGGCGTACGGCGGGTGCCCGCACGTGGCGCGTTGCAAGGCGCTGCTGGGCAGGAGCGTCTGGAGCGCAATGGAAGCGGACAAGAAGGAGGAAGCCGTGGACGTGATGGAGATTCTGGCCAAGAAGAAGCAGACGCAAGGCGTGACAGATGCGGGCGCGATCAACCCCCCGCAGGTTGCAAGCCACGCCCCCGTGCCTGTAGCAGAGCCCGCGCCTCAAGCGGAGCCGCAGCAGGATCTGTTTGGGAGCAAGCCTGATACATCGTTCCCCCCAGTCGACACGTTCGCGGACGTGCTGCCGCAGCCCCCGACCAAGGACAGCAGCAAGATCAACGACCCGTTCGCGATGCCGACCCTGTACGTCGGCTGCTTGCCGGTAAACGAGAACTTCGTGCTCCTTGACCAGTGGATTGCCCCGCTGGTCACCGAGGCCGCTCAAGCCATGGGCGTGGACTACTACGCTCAGGCCGAGTACGGCAAGGGCAAGACTGCGCTCGGTGCTCTCATCAGCCACAAGGCCAAGGCTGGAGTGCCCCCAGTGCTGGTGGTCGACCCCCGCCTGCCCGCCAGTGACGTGGCGCTGGAGATCCTGCGCCCCCTTTACGATCGGATCGTGATGCGGATCGGGTAGGGAGGTGGTGCGATGAACATGTGGGATCGCCTCGCCGCACGGCGGGTGGACATGCGCCAGCCGCAAGAGGCCAAGCCCAAGGCGGCGCAGCGCTCGGAGATCGAGCGCATCATCGAACTCCCCCGGGCGCAGGTCCGTCCTTGGGATTGCCAGCAGGTCTTCAAGCGGGCTGGGCTGGACCTTCGGCCCATCCAGCTCGAGGCCCTTGGGGCGATTGCAGCGGCGGGTGGGGGGCTGTTTCCGATCGGCGTAGGCCACGGCAAGACCTTCATCGCCCTGCTGGCGGGCGCTGCGCTTGGCGCGCAGCGGGCCATCGTGCTCACGCCCCCACGCACGGTCGATCAGGTCTACCAGTCGCTGGCCAAGGTCGACTCGCACTTCCGCATCCCACGGACGGAGATCGTGCCGTACTCGATGCTGAGCCGCCCCGACGCCACGGACCTGCTGCGCAGGCTCATCGACGGATGCGACCCCGCCAAGGTGGTGCTGGTGGCCGATGAGGCGCACTGCCTCAAGCGCCACACGGCAGCACGGACGAAGCGGGTGGCGCGATTCCTGTCCGAGAACCCTGATATCAAGTTTGTCGCCATGAGCGGCACCCTGACCGCCAAGTCGATCAAGGACTTCGCACACCTGTCCGAGTGGGCGCTGCGGGATGGCTCACCCGTCCCCCGCCCGGGATACCCGCAAGGCAATGCAGCGCTCGACCACTGGTCGGCTTGCATCGATTCTGACGGCAGGGGAGGCGCTGCGGATCTGGTCTGGTGCGAGCCGCTGTGGAAGTGGGCAGGCAAGCAGCCTGCCACGATCCTTGCCGCTACGACAGCCGAGCGCAAGGAGGGCCTCAGGGATGCCTTCCATGCGCGCATCTCCAGCGCCAAGGGGGTGGTCACCACCGCGCAGTCGAGCTTTGGTGCGTCGCTCTACGTCGAGCGGATTCGGGTAGCGGTGCCCGACGTGATCGCGCAGACGGTAGCGCAGGTGGAGCGGACCAAGTGCCGCCCTGACGGTGAACCTCTTGAGTCACCCGTCGACGAGTGGCGGATCTTGCGGCAGATCTCGATGGGGTTCTGGTACCGCTGGGTCTGGCCCAACGGCGTCCCAGACCGCGAGTGGCTGGAGGCAAGGGCGGCGTGGGCAAGGCATGTCCGCTCCCAGCTGGATCATCACGCCGTCGAGGGCTACGACAGCCCGCTGCTCGTCTACAACCGCATCTCGCGGGAGCATGCGGCGGGGCAGAGGGCATCGATCCACAGGGCATGGGAGGAGTGGCGCAAGGTCAAGGATCGACCGACGCCACCCGTGGAAGCGGTCTGGCTCACTGAGCGCGTGCTTGACGCAGCATTGGCACCTGTGCTATCATCGCCCTCGCCATGGCTGGTCTGGTACTCGGACGACGCAGTGGCCGATGCGCTTGCGCGGCGCGGGATGGACGTCATCAGGCCGAGCAAGCCCGTTCCCAAGGACGCCAAGACGGTCTGCCTGTCTTGGAGGAGCCACGGTACGGGCCTGAACTTGCAGGCTTGGTCGCAGAACCTTGTGCTCTCGCCAAGCCCGAGTGGGCTGGAGTGGGAGCAGCTGATCGGGCGGACGCACCGTCCGGGGCAGCAGGAGGATGAGGTGTGGGTAAGCGTGCTGGCCCACACCCCCGCGTTCCGTGAGGCGCTGACCAGTGCCCAGCGGGATGCGGAATACTTGCAGCACACCACCGGGCAAGCCCAGAAGCTGCTTCTGGCCTGCCACATCGACAAGTAAGAGGACAAGGAGGAATCATGAGCGCTTTTGCAGGTATCGAGAAGACCCGGGTCTACCAGAACGCCCCCTACCTGACGCCGGGACAGTACGAGCTGGTCATCCGCTCGATGTCGCTGGTGGACAGCAAGAAGAAGCGCGGCCAGCAGTTCTTCGTGGCCGAGTTTGACGTGATGAGCACCACCGCCCCCGAGTTCAAGGCTGGGGATCTGGTGTCGTGGCTGGTCGACATGGACCACGGCGAGACGTCGCTTAGCAACTGCAAGGCGTTCGCGAGCGCCGTGCTGGACTGCGACGAGGAGCAGATCGATGAGGCCACGATGCTCAAGCTCGTCGGCCCCGAGCAGCCCGCAGCTGGCGTGAAGATCAAGGCAAACGCCTTCACGATCAAGACCAAGGGCGGCAACGACTTCACCAAGATCCGCTGGGACAGCGTGACCACCACTGCTGCCGCAGCCTGATCCGCGTGACGGCAGGGTGCCGGCACAGGAACCCCGCCACCGCCTCTAGGTTTTCCAAGCACCCTATGCGGTGGCGGGGTACTTCCCCCCACATGGAGTGGTCATGCCGTTGGTCTGGCGTGCCATTGATCTTGAAACTTGGCTCATCGCGCCAAGCCAGCTCGCCCCTCATCCCGTGAGCGTGGCGTGGGCGGATGTGCGTACTCCCGATGCCGTGACCTTGCGCTTGTGGTCGGATCCCCGCCTTGTAGGTGAGATGGCTGGGGTTCTGACGGGTGGCGTTGTCGGCCATAATGTGGCCTTCGACATGGCGGTTCTTGCGCAGTGGTACCCGTCCCTGCGTGAGCTGATCTGGCAGGCGTACAGCGAGGGCAGGATCCTCGATACGATGCTCGCTTGCCGTCTTGCGGACGTCGCCAACGACAGCGTGGCGGACGGGTACTCGCTGGCGGATTGCTGCAAGCGCCTGCTGGGAGTGGACGTGGAGGGCAAGCACGGTGCCGATGCGTGGCGCTTGCGGTACCGCGAGCTGACCAGTGTCCCCGTAGACAAGTGGCCAGCGGCTGCTTCACGGTACGCCGAGCTGGACGTCACCTACACGGCGCTCCTCTGGCACAAGGTCGGAAGGCAGCCAACGGACGAGTTCGAGTCCCGCGCAGCGTGGGCACTCCACCTATCGAGCGCGTGGGGCATGCGATGCGACCCTGTTGCCGTTGCCGCTCTTGAGCGATCGTTGCGGGATGATGTCGCCCAGCAGGACATGATCCTGCGGGAACACCGCATCTTGCGGGGCGATGGATCGAAGAACATGGCGCTGGTGGCGTCCTTGGTCGAGGCAGAGCTTGGCCCTGACAGCCCGAAGACTGCCACGGGCAAGCCCAAGACGGACGCCGACACGCTTGCCAAGTGCCGCCACCCCGCGCTGGTTGCATTGGCAGAGAGCGCGACCGCGAGCAAATTGCAATCCGCGTTCATCCCCGTGCTCAAGCGTGGCGCTGGGAGCGTGATCCACCCCCGGTATACGGCGATCCTCAAGTCGGATCGGGTGTCGTGCAGCGAGCCGAACATCCAGCAGCTGCCGCGCAAGGGCGGGGTGCGGGAGTGCTTCGTGCCGTACACGGGAAACGTGTTTTGCAGTGCGGACTACGCGGGAGCCGAACTTGTGTGCCTTGCCCAAATTCTGCTGCGTCTGTTTGGACGTTCGGCGATGGCGGACGCCATCATGGCCGGGCAGGATTTGCACCTCAACACCGCTGCGATGCTGCTGGGGTGGTCGTATGCCGACACGGTCGCAGCTTACAAGGCAGGCGACACCGCCGCTACGGAGGCACGCCAGCTCGCAAAGGCGCTGAATTTCGGCATCCCGGGGGGCCTCGCCCCCAAGACGCTGCAAGCGTACCTGCGAGGCTTCGGCATCGAGACGAGCTTGGAGAGGGCCACTGAATGCCGCAACATGTGGCTGTCGCTGTACCCCGAGATGGACAGGTACTTCGTGACCCTCAAGGCCGCGACACGCGGCGGCGTGTTCAAGATCACGCATCCACTGACGGGATTCGTCCGGGGTGGGTGCGAGTACACCAGCGGCGCGAACCACTACTTCCAGTCGCTCTTGGCCAAGGTTGCCAAGGAGGCGCTCTGGCGGGTGTCGGTCGAGTGCTACGGGGCGCTGGGTAGCAACACGGCACTGCGCGGCTCGCGGGTTGCAGCCTTCGTCCACGACGAGATCCTGCTTGAGTCGCGGCGGGACGTCGCCCCCGAAGCTGCGGACAGGCTTGCTACCGTGATGAGGGAGGCATCCGAGCCGTGGATGCCCGACTTGCGCCTTGGTGCTGACCCCACGCTCATGAGCCGCTGGAGCAAGAAGGCCAAGACCCTGCGCGACCAGAGCGGCAGGCTGGTCGTGTGGGAAGGTTGAGCCTAGAATCCAGAGCGGAAGTGTGCTAGACGTTTGCGAGCGTGCTTTTCGCAAGGAGACAGCCATGACCACATTGGGAATCCAGATCGCCAGCAAGGTAGAAGAGCACTCGGACTACGACGGGATTTGGGAGGCGTACGCCCACGTCACTACCGAGAAGTCCCGCAAGGGCAAAGGCATCCCCGCTGAGGACGAGCGGATCATGGAGGCCGTGGCGCACGCGCTTGCAGCCCTTGTACTTGCCGACGAGGCCAAGAAGGCTGCTGCGGCAATCGAACTGGGCAAGAAGCCCCATCCGTTCCCCGCGCCAAGCGTGGGCCTCTCCGCGTACGCGACTTTCGCCTACGTCAAGCTGGAGACCATGGACGGCACCAAGGCAGAGGCCAACGCTGCACTGGCCAAGCTCGACAAGGCCATCAAGGCGTTCAATCTGTCCTCCATTGGCCTGTGATGTCTCTGACATTCACCCCGCCCCCCGCTGTCGCCGCTGCCGCCCGCAAGGGGCTGGAGCTGCGTGCGAAGCAACCGCCAAGCAACCGCTGCTGCACGCCCGTGGGCTTGCGCCGCGCTGCACAGCTGGCCAACCGCCAGCCAGTGAGCGTAAATACGCTCAAGCGCATGCGCTCGTACTTCCAGCGACACGCGGTAGACGGGCGGAGCCCCCGCTGGGGTACCGACAGCAAGGGGTGGCAGGCGTGGCTCGCATGGGGTGGGGATCCCGGACGTGACTGGTGCGAGCGCATCCTGCGCGGCTTGGGGGAGTAGATGCGCAAGCGCCGCAACGGCATCACGACGACGCAGTGGGACAGGTTTGCGCGGGACGCAGGCCGTAGATTCTCGCGGGACTCGCTCGACCTTGTGGCCGAGAGGGCACAGCCCGGAGTGCTGCTTGTAGCGGATGCAGTCGAGCAGGCAGTTGACCGCGCTGGCCCAGCATGGCGTGGGTCCAAGGTGACGCTGGTCCCCGAGTTTAGCGACTCCCCGTATTCGGAGACGTTCCTCAACAGCGTCACTGTCAAGGTGGGACACGGCAATCTGGACTTCACAGTGTTCGCCTCCGACATCAGGCACCCCGAAGACCTGCTGGAGTACGGAGAGCGGGGATTCTTTGGCCAAGATGCCGATGCCGATTCGGACTACTTCACGCTGGTGCAGGAATTGCAGTCGCCCAATTCGACGGCGCGGCAGGCAAGCAAGCTGCTGACCCTCTACACGGCCCGCCCTGTGCGCGACCGCAAGCGCCTGCTGCGCAAGATGGAGCTGCCTGCGGGCGTGTTCCTCACCCGATCACTGGATCGGGCGATCGGTCTGGCCGAGGATCTGGGGGGCGTCCGCGACGTGTGGAAGGTGCGCTTGTACGGCAGTCAGGTCGTGAGGACGCTGGACGCTGGCAAGGACTCCGAGTATCAGGCCACGCCAACCGACAGTGGCACAGTGCCAGTGGCCGAGCTTGAGCTGCTGGTGCAGGGAGTGTGACATGGCGGGCAGACCACTTCGGAGGCTTCGAAGACGCCTCGTCCGCAACCCCTACACCGAGAAGGTGCTGTTCCCAAGCGGGAACTGGCAGTACCGGTACAGTCCTGAGGACGTCGCCAAGCGGCACGCCAAGAAGGCGCAGCGCATTGAGGCTCTCAAAGCCAAGGAGCGAGCGCTCCGCGCCGCAGTCATGCGTGACGTCAAGAATGGCGATGTGACTGCCCTTGCTGTTGGCCTGATCCTCGATACCTACGAGCGCCCGGGCAACAGCTCATCTGCGAAGCTCGGCCACTTTGGCGTGACTGGGTGGGAATGCCGCCACATCGACCTCAAGGCCAGCCGCGCAGTGATCGACTACATCGGCAAGAGCGGCGTCCACCAGACCAAGACAATCACCAACCCCACGCTGGTGCGTGCATTGGCCGAGCGCAAGCGGACCTGCCGTGGCCAGCACACCCGCCTCCTGCCAGTGTCAGCCAGCGCGGTGAATCGGTACCTTGATGCCTTTGAGGTGAGTGCCAAGGATCTGCGCACATTTGGCGCAAACACCGAGATGCAGCGTGAGCTTGCCTCCATCCGCCGCGCAGGCCCCCGCCTCGACACGCTCAAGCCCCGCGACGTGCAGCGCACGCTCAAGGCCGAGTTCATGGCAGCGCTGGGCATCGTCGCCGCCAAATTGGGGCACACGACAAGCGTGCTTCGAAAGCAGTATCTTGTCCAAGGAATCGAGCCGTTGTATCTTGAGACGGGGACCGTGCTCCAGTCGTTCTCATCGTGAGGCAAGATGCCAAGGTACAACTTCCACGTCCGCCTCCCCAACGGCGACGAGTACTTGACCGAGACGCTGGAAGAGGCCCGTGCGCTTGAGGCCCGCTACGGCAAGAGCCTGCACCTGCCTATGCGCCTCCCCGCCGATGGCCCGCCGCACGGACGGCCTGCGCCGGGCACGCTCAAGCGCAACGCATCGCAAGCGCCGCCATCCCGCAAGGAGCGCATGAAGCCCGCCCTGACGGACGGGTACAAGCACCCTCCACAGGCTTGGGCGCGTGAGGCGATCCAGAACAGCTTCGATGCTGGAGCCACCAAGATCGAGTTCACTTGCGGCGATAACGACGTCAGTGCTGTCGATGACGGCAAGGGCATGACCGAGGACATCCTGCTCAACAAGCTCATGGTCCCCGGCATGAGCGAGAAGCCGATCTGGGCAGTCGGTGGCTTTGGCGAGGCCAAGAAGCTCCTCACCTTTCCGTGGGACCACTTCATCATCGTCACCAAGCAGCGTGGCGGCAAGACACTGGTCGTGATCGGCAGCGGCGAGGTGTGGGACTACTGGCGCGACGGCAAGTGCCACGAGGTCAAGTACGCCCGCCAGAAGGGTGGGGTGCCCCCGCACTGGACGGACATCTCGCCATCCAAGCCAGAATCCGAGTTCCTGCCCTACGCCGACGCCAAGCCGTTCATCGCCAAGATCGAAAAGCAGGGCCACGGCACGTCCCTGTACATCCGTGGGACCAACGAGCTGCACGAATACATGCAGGAGGCTGGGCTCACCCGCCAGCTGGGCGGCAACAAGGGCCTGCCGTGCCCTCCCGACATCATCAGCTACGTCGTCAAGTGCGAGCTGCCGGGCAAGCTCATCATCGTCAACGGCGAGCAGTTTGCCCCCAACGTATCGATCCCCCCCACCGCCAAGAAGTTCCCTGAGAAGGCAAGCTACCCCGGCATCGAGCTGTACTTGGCCCCGCCAGCCTCCAACGACTCCTCAGGGAGCACCGTGATCCGCGCAGGCGGGCAGCTGATGTGGATCGAGGCGGGCATTGTCCCGGGCACGCTCTTTGTGCAGATCACAGGCGACACCAAGCGCCTGCTGACCAACACCCGCGACAGCTTCACGTGGTCGCCCGGCGAGTGGTGGGAGAAGTTCAAGACGCGGCTGGCCAAGGACGTCTCCAGCACATTCCGCGAGGAGGCGTTCGACGAGGAGTTCGAGGGCTCAGGCGAGGCCGCTGGTGTGGAGATGGATGCCGGCTTGAGGCGCGCCATGAACGCCGCGTGGGATGCGCAGTACGAGTACGAGCGCATGGCCGAGCGCCGCCAGCCCGACTCCAAGGCCGAGCAGCGCAAGCTGGAGCAGGACAAGGCCGACAAGGTCTCCTCCGCGATCCAGAGCATCATGAAGGAGCGGGCCACCCAGCAGGCCCCCGATATCGCCACTCCCGCCGCCGTCCAAGATACGCCGCCCGATCTGGTCAGGGAGATGGTCGAGGAGGCAGCCAAGGGGGGCGGAGCGGCCATGGCCTCCGTGGTGAATCTGGCGCTATGGCGTCCACCGCTGCGCTTGACCAACGAGTTCTCGGACTGGTCGCCCGGTCCTGAGTGGCGTCCCGAGACCATGGGCGAGCAGCAGATCCGTCTGCTCCGCGCTTGGACGGAGGCACTGCGCCGCATTTACGCGATCCTTGGGCAGTACGAGGAGAAGTTCTGCGTGGGATTCGTATTCTCCGAGGGAACCCTTGCCTACGCGGACTGGAGCAAGACGGTCAGCGGTGCCCGGAGCTACTGCATCAACCCGTTCGTGGACTCAGGCGAGCTGCGAAAAGAGGAGCTGTTGATCCCCAAGAGCATGGTCAACTTGCGCCCCGACTCGCCCGACGTGATCCCGCTGGATGCGACGATCCCACGGCATCAGGCCATCATCACGGCGCGGGCAGTCCATGAGTGCGTCCACGGCCTCTACGGGATCAGCGGCCACGACGAGCACTTCTCGTCCGGGCTGACGTGCATGATCTCCCAGCTGGGCGACAAGCTGCCATCGGTACTTGCCGCCGCCAAGAAGGGCGCGTCCGAGCCTGTCCCCCGCGCTACTCGCGGCAAGGGCGGCGAGGGGCGCACTACGCTCCGCGCAGCTCCGCAACGGCAGGCCAAGGAGGGGGGCGTGGATCCGCGCATCCCACCCATCGGCACGGTGCTGCGCCGCGACGGGCTGACGGTCATGGTGGCCAACGGCAAGGGCACGGAGGGGGCATCCCCCCGCAGGTTCTATGTTCTGGAAAGCAACCGCAACGCCGTCCCGGGCAGTTACTTCGAGTCGCTGTCTGGGGCGGTCAAGGCCCATCACGGCGGCGGGAACTGGAACGGGTTCCTGTGGTTCGACCTCACCGACAGCACGCGCCGAAGCAAGTGGGAGAAGGAGCGGCTGTCATCGTGGATGTTTGGGCGGGTGCAGGAAGATCCAACCTACTACTACTAGCCAGCCTTCTTGAGCCACCAGAGGACGATACCCCCAAGCGCGGTCAGGAGGACTTGGCCGACCGCCATCAGGGTGTAGGCTTTGATCTGGGTGGTGCGCAGGTCGTCAATCTTGTCAAGTGCTTTGCCCAGCTGGCTGGGGGTGGCTACCTCGTCGTGCGCCTTGCGCCACACCTTGAGATCCTCGATCTCGCTGGTGTGCTGGGCCACGCGTCCGTCTTGGCGGATCTCGGCAACCTGCTCGCGGACGGACTCGACGGCATGCGACAAGCGCTCAAGCTCGCTCAAGACGTGCTGGCCCCAAGATTGCCAACCGTCTGGTGGCCCCGCCTGTGATTCCTTGGGGCGGCGGGCGGGCGACGTGGCCATCTAGACCCCGGTGGAGTCTTGGGCGAGGGTCACATCTTCGGCGGGTGCCGCTGCGGTAGCGTCCGCAGGCAGCGTGGCTGTTTCCCCCGCCTCAACCACGCTGCCCGCGTCAGCGGAAGCCTCAGGCGCGCTGGCCTTGGAACAGGACATGAGCAGGACACAGGCAACGGCGAAGCAACGCATGAGAACCTCCGCCCCTGATCCTAACGCCGTCCGCGAAATTCGCAACAGTGCAGAATTCTTGACAGCACTTCCGATCGTGCTACGATTGCCTCACGCCGCAAGGAAGCGGCGAGATTGCAAGAGGAACCGATGCAGCACCTTTGCCAGCAGAACCGCCGCAACACCCCCGCCCCCTTTGCCTGCCCAGCCTGCGAGCGCGATCGGATCGTGCGCGAGCGCGTCGAGACGGCCTGTGAGTGGGCGCTGCTGCTCTTGGGGAGCGCGCTGGCCCTTGCCAGCGTTGTCGCCATGGGGGCTTGACAAGAAACTTCAGAACTGCTATGCTCTACCTGTCGCTGGGGCACGGTGCCCCGGCGGCGGGTAGACGGACAAGGACACGGACAAGGACTCAAGGAGGATACGATGCAAGGGATGATTCTGCACTGTGGTGGCGAGATGGTGACCCGCGAGCAGGTAGACTTGGTCTGGAAGCCAGAGGCGACCAGCAGCTACCAGCCGATCGCGCACGGCGACGTGGTTGACTTGGCCAAGGAGATCGTGGACTACCGCTTGGGGTACAAGCTGCGCAGCGAGCAATACGGCCTCAACAAGGACGGTGCCCAATTCTTCTTTGCCCTCACCTACGACACAGGGGAGGATCAGGGCTTCACCATCGCGGGGCGCAACTCCTACGACAAGACCCTCAAGGTTGCCTACGTCGGCGGCGCGAGGGTGCTCGTATGCGATAACCTCGCCCTGCGCGGCGACGCCCTGCACGTGCAGCGCAAGCACACAAAGAACGTGCTGCGCGACATCCGCGACCTTTGCGACGGCGCGGTGCAGGGCGGGGTGGTTGCCTCCAAGTCGCTGTCCGAGATGTGGCGGCAGATGCGGCAGTACCCGGTAGACCTCGATCGGGGCTACGAGATCATGGGCCGCGCCTTGGGCCACGACGTGATCAAGCCGCAGCAAGTGACGCTGGCCATGGACGCGTGGGAGGAGGATCTCCACGGCTTTGGCCGCAGCCTCTTTGGCGTGTACCAAGCCTTCACCGAGGGCTGCAAGCGCGGCGCTGCCAACCTGATGATCGACCGTCTGACCGACGTGAACGGCTTTATGGAGGCCGAGCTTGAGCGGGCTCGCGGCGGGGTGCCGCGCCTGACAGATGCGGGGGAGCGGCTGCTGGCCGACCGCCCTACGCTTGAGATTGACTAGCGGCGCGGGGCCGCAAGGCAAAGTCCGGGCCTGCGGGGGGAGACCCCCGCAGGCTTCGGCGTAAGGGGCAAGGAGGATCCAATGGTCGAGGACTTGATCGCATTGCAGAAGCTGCTGGACGAGTGCAGGGATCGATGGCTCTGGGAGCTTGAGCAGTCCGAGAACTCGCGGCAGGAGGGGGACATCCAGCACTTTCTCCGCGCCAAGGCGGGCTACCGCAACGCCCAAGAGGCCCTCGACAAGGTCGAGATCATGCTGGGCAACGCCTCTGGATGGCCGGGCATGTTCATCCCAGAGGATCCGAACGGGGGGGCACAGTGACTTGCACCAACCCGTCCTGCAAGAACCCGCACAGCGACATTGCCGCCAAGGGCCTGTGCTGGCCGTGCTACCAGAAGGACCGCCGCACCCGCATGGTCAAGCGGCGGGTGCCTGAATGCATCAATGGGCGGCGCTACCACAGCTACGATGAGATCGACAGGTGCAAGTACTGCGGGGCCGTCCGCATCTTCTGACAAGGAGGGGGACATGGACACGGAACTCAAGATCGATCTGCGTTGCGGCAACAATCTGGATCTCCTGCCGCACATGGCTGACTGCTCGATTGACGCGGTGGTTTGCGACCCCCCGTACGAGATCGGGTTCATGGGCCGCAAGTGGGACTCAACGGGGATCGCCTACAGCGTGGATCTGTGGCGTCAAGTGTACAGGGTGCTCAAGCCCGGGGGGCACTTGGCGGCATTCGGGGCGACCCGCAGCTACCACCGCATGGCCGTGGCCATCGAGGACGCCGGGTTTGAGATCCGCGACTGCATCATGTGGATGTACGGCAGTGGGTTCCCGAAGAGCCTCGACATCAGCAAGGCCATCGACAAGGCGGCGGGCGCGGAGCGCAAGGTGATCGGCACCTACAACGGGGCGGCAAACTACGGCACTCCAAGCGGGTTCCCAGTCGGTGGCGCGGGGCAGACGGTCGTCACGGTCACTGAGCCCGCCACGGAGGACGCCCGCAAGTGGGACGGCTGGGGCACGGCTCTCAAGCCAGCGGTCGAGCCTGCGGTGCTCGCCCGCAAGCCCATCGATGGCAATGTCGCCAAGAACGTCCTGCGATGGGGGACGGGGGCCATGAACATCGACGCCTGCCGCATCGGGGACGACGAGATGCTCTGTACCCGTAGCGACGGCACGGTCAAGTCGGTCAACGTGGCCATGGCCGCGCCAAACACGGGGCGAGTGCAGACGGGGTTCAAGACTGGCCGCTGGCCCGCCAACGTCCTGCTGGATGATGAAGCCGCTATCGCTCTGGACGAGGCATGCGAGGACCAACCATCCCGGTTCTTCTACACCGCCAAGGCCCCCGTCTGGGAGCGCGAGGCGGGTCTGGAGGACATGCCGCGCAAGGAGGCCACGGCCACTAACCTGCTGGACTTCAAGAACAAGCCGATGGAAGGCCGCGCCAACGTACACCCCACCGTCAAGCCCGTGGACCTGATGCGGTACCTTTGCCGCCTCTTGTGCCCCCAAGGGGGGACTGTACTCGACCCCTTCATGGGATCGGGAAGCACGGGCATCGCGGCGGTGCTGGAGGGGTTCCACTTCGTCGGCCTTGAGCTTGAGCCATTGCACATCGACATCGCCCGCAGCCGCATCGAAGCCGCCCGCAAGCGGCGCATCATTGTCCAAGATGGCAAGGTCAAGGACGCCAAGATCTCGCCCAAACAGGGGACGCTATGGTAAAGACGGACGGCACTCTTGAGGTTCTGGAGCAAGACGGCACCAAGTGGGAGAAGCGATCCTCGCATTTTGCCATGATCTGCCGTGAATGCCGTTGCCAGATTGAGGCTGGGGATCGATACTACTGGAACGAGGCCACGTGGGTGGCCTACCATCGTGGATGCGCCTTGTACGCAATCGCCCTGAGGTAGCAGATGTCATTTGGCCCCAAGGTTACGACGCTCGGAAGCGTAGGCCCGCTCGTAGCGGACAATGGATCGCCCATCGGCGCGGCCAACCCCGGCACGATCGGCTTCGATACCCAGCAGCTGCGATTCATCAATGCGTGGGTGGGGCTGTCTGGCGGTACCAGTTTCGACGTGTTGTTCTACGTCTACAATTCCGTGCCCAACACGTGGTTCCTCTACACAGACGTCCCGCAGACGACCGTGCTCACCGTCAACGGCGGTGGGTTCTTCCAGCTTGAGATGCGCGGTGTCAGCCGCATCTTCTGCCGCGTCCTGAGCCCCGTTGGTGCGGGCGTGAGCGCGGGCATCCTGATCCAAGGCGTCACCTACTGAGGCCGTCATGATCTTGCAGGCCAGACAAGCACGGACGGCCAACCGATTCGCCCCCCGCCAGCAGCGGTCCACGTTTGCTGGGGGGCAGATCCGCTGGTACTTCTCCCCCTTGATCCTCCTGTGGCTGGATGCCGCATCCAACCCAGTCCCCTACGGAACCGCAGTGGGGGCTTGGTCGGACTTGATCGGATCAGCCAACGCCACACAGGCCCTGTCCAGCAAGCAGCCGCTGCACGCATCCAAGGATAACATCCCGTCGATGCAGTTTGACGGGGTCAACGATTGCCTAGTGACTCCGTCGACGACGTGGAACGACCAAGCGGTGTCGGTTTACACCGTCAGGTGGTTGACTGATTCCACAAACAAGAATCTGTTCGAGCGGTCCACCGACTTCAACTACACCCAGCAGGGATTCGTGGTGTACGGGCGATCCACCGAGGCAGGCTTGGCGTTGCAGGGAAATGCGGGGTACTCAGGCGCATCGCAGGCTTCCGCTCAGAACCGTTGGCTGTGCAACGCATCCATCTTCGACAAAGCCGCCCCCGCAGTCTCCGAGCTGGCCTCGTACCAGAACGGGGTGAGCGTTACCCTCACCCCGTGGTCGACAGCGAACAACACCGGCACGTTTGGCAGCTTGCAGAACTACATTGGCTCCCGCAATAACGGCGCGGCGTTCGCCGTCAATGGGTGGCTGTCGTCTGTCCTTGTCCTGCGCGGGGCGTCCGCAGCAAGGCAGGCGTTCGATTTGTCGATCCTTCTCTCGCAACGTGCGGGGATTGCATGAACTTGACCGTGTTCCACCGCTCGACCACCGACGCTTACGCCCCCCCATGCGATGTGGCAGACGTACCTGTGCTGGACGCAACAGACCAGCCCGCTGGCTACATTGGTGCATCGTGGGGCGAGTGGGTGCCTGAGGACGCGATCCAGTACGGATACTGCTTGCCCGATGAGGTGGATGCCTTGTTGGCATCTTGGGGTCTCCATCGCGAGCCTCCGCCCCCACCCCCGTTCGGTGGCGTATGAGACCCTGCGACTTCCCGACTGGCCGGCATGCCGCCGCGCTCCTGCAAGGCAAGGCCGAGGGCGTCGTGGGGAGTGCGGCGTGGACCGCCAGCCGTGCTGGCCTGCTTGCCCTTGGCATGTATCTGGCGGGAGAGCGCGAGTCGCTGCTCAAGAAGTCCATCGTCGGATCGGTCGGCGTCGAGGCCGGTGTCATCGGCTCGGTGCTCTTGACGGGTGACGTCCCGTCCGCCCGTGCAGCCGTGAGCGCCAACCCGCTGGCCATTGCCGCCACCTACTTGGCCAGATCAGCGGTCATCGCGGGGTCGCTGCACTTGGCTGGAGAGCGGGAGCACATCTGGCGCAACGCACTGGCGGGGGCCGCTGTGGTCGAACTCACTGTGCTGGCGTGGGCGCACCGCTGCCGCACTTACGGGGTACCATGAACGTCAAGCTCTACGCCAAGCACCCCGATGACTACGCCGTCCTCGATCCTTGGACCGTGATCCACTTCAGCTCAGGCCTTGCCACGGGACTGGCCGAGGTGACCATGCTCCGCGCCCTTGGCATCGCACTCACCACCGACATCATCTACAGCCTGCTGTTCTCGCAGCGGTCGGGCCTGTTGCGCAAGCGGGAGATCGAGCCTCTGTCCAACAAAGCCGCCGACTTTGCAGCGTTTGCCATCGGCAACTATCTCGGCAGGCGTTGGAGCGGGCAGTCCTAGCCCTTGCGGCGTGCCAGCACTACACCGGCGACAACGGCTATCAGGATCGGCCAGATGGGGAACCCCGCATCCGCCACCTTGGCCTCTCCCTTGACCTGAGCCGCAACTGCGTCGGCCCAAGCGGAAGCGCCCTTGCCGAGCAGGTGGACGCCGTCGCCACTGCCACCCTTGACCAGCGCCTCTGTGGCGGCGCGGCTGTCGAACAGCTCCACCCCCGCGTCTTGCGCCACCTCGTAGAGGAAGTCCATCGCCTCCTGCGTGTAGTGCTTGACGTTGCCCCGCTGCCACGGGGGCAGGATCCAGATGGTGCGCTTGGCCTCGTACTTCTCGGCCATGGCCTTTATCCGCGCCGTCGTCTTGGCAGCGGCTGCGGCTCTGTCCGACTTGGCTGCTTGGGCGTTGGCTGCGTCGTTGGTCCCGAGGCTGATCAGCAGGACGTCCGCGCCCTTGGGGACATCCGTCTCGACGTCTACGCACTTGGACTTGTTCGGACGGCATGCCTTGCCGTATGCCCATGAGCCCGTGCTGGTTGCACCGACTCCGAGCTTGGTCACATCGTACCCGGCGGCCTTGAGGTTCTTGGCGAGACGGGTTCCGAACGGCGACCAGTCGTCCACGTGGCTGTCGCCAATGATGACCGCGCTTGGCATGAGGCTCCTACTTGCGGATGCGTCCGTACCCTGCGATCAGCACGCCGATGCCCTCAAGCAGTGCGGGGATCTCATCCTCCGCCCCAGCGAGCTTGACCCCGTTGGCGACGGCAATCCTGAGGGCAATGCCCACGGCAACGGACACCAGCCCCCAGATTGTGACTGAGAGGTGGGCTGGCTTGGGCGCCTTGGCTGGCAGATTCATGCTACCCCCTGTGGTCGGTGATGGTCACAGTGTCGGCCTGCACTTGGACTGGCTTGGCGAGGTACGCCTCCACCTGATCGAGCGCCAGCTTGGCCAGTTCGGCGGTGATGGCAGGGCTGATCGAGTGCCCGTAGTAGGTTGCAACGCGGGCCGAGATGACCGCATCGATGGCGGCCAGCAGGTTGATTCGCTGCTCCCAAGTGATCCAATTTGCGCGGGCCTGCTCGATCACTTGTCCCCCGCTTTCACTTCGTCAGCCACGGCTTGCACGATGGGCTTGCCGTCGCAACGGATCTCGACCTTGCCCGCAGGCTTGGGCTTGTCTGTGGGCAGGATATCGATTGCCAGCGTCTTGCACCGCGTGGCCGAGCATCCCGTCGACATGGCCATCACGAAGAGGGCCATGGCCCGTGGAGTGAACTTGCGCCTCATGCGCCCTCTGGAAGTGCATGTCGTCATCAGCGATGCACAGGCAGGTGTTTCATTTCACAACTCGACTTGATCGAGTTTGTTCAAGGTGACTTCATAGCGGGGGGTGCTGCGCGGCTTGCAACGCAAGGACAGTACCTTCTTGTTCAGGTATTCAACAGTGACGCGACTTACCACACGAGACTTTGCGTATTTATCTGCAAGTTCCACGGCCTTGTTCAGTGCAGTCTCAGGTTTGAGATTGTCACCAAAAGTCTCAGGGAAGTAGTACCTGTCGTTCTTCGACATGTACACCTTGACCGAACGCTTGCTTCGCGACCGCTCGCTGTACCAGACCACGATGTTTACAGATGACTTTCCCACATTGCTCTCCTATGTGTGCGCCCTCTGGAAGTGCATGTCGTCGCGCATCCCCCAGCTCCCGCCCCATGTCCATCCCGCATCGGTGAACACCTTGACGAAAGCCTGCCCCTCAGGGGTGCGGAGCTTGCTGTTCTTGCCGCCCATCGGATTCGAACCGGGGTCAAAGTCGATGGCGATTCCCCAGCTATGCAGGCTCAATGGCTTGGCTTTGTCCCAGAGGGTGTGCCGGGGGACAAAGGTCTGCACGCTGGATGGCGTGTACCCCGACGCCTTGCATGCTGCCTCGAACAAGCGGGCGAACTCGGCAGCGACTGCGCGGTGGAGCTGGACGCTCCTGCCAGTGTGGAGCCTGCACTGGATGATGTTCTCGCTTGCCCACTTGGCTTCGATCTTGATGCGCCCGCCTTCGGCCTCTGTGTAGTCGAACTTGCCGTAGACCCGCTCGACGCCGCCACGCCCCGTAGGGATTGGCGTGCGTCCGTCCACCAGTGCCTGCAAGACCGCCTGCGTCTTGGGGCCTGCTTTGCCGTCTGCTACGAGGCCCGCCCAGCTCTGGACGGCTGCGATGCCCCCCTTGGCCTTGGCGGCAGCGAGCATGGCATCGGTGAGACGTCCAGCAGCTGCTTGCGCTGCGTTGTACTCGGCGGCGGTGGACATGTCAGTCCTTCTTGCGCAAGAGCAGCAGCAACAGGAGCGCGCCGCCGATGATCAGGAGGGGAGACGGCCCCGAAGACTTGGGCTCCTTCTCGATGGGTTGCCGGACTGTTGGCTGCACCATCTTTCCGATCTTGCCATCCAAACGCTTCTGCACGTACGCAGCGAATCGGGGACCAACAGCCCCCGCAGGCTCGTCCCGGTAGGCACCGAGTTCAAGGACTCCGAACCACATGGGGTTCTTCTTGGCGTCCTCCAGCAGCTTTTCGTACGTCGTGGCTGCCCACTTGGGGTCGTCCGGTTTGGCGATTCGGGGGTCTTTGCGCTGCTCGGCCAAGAAGTCCGCCACGATCTGGACCTTGTTCTCGATCGTCAACGCATCGAACGCCGTCTTGAGCACGTCCTTGCTCTTCTCCAACTCCTTGAGCTGCTCCTCTTGGATCTTCGCGGCATCGTTGAGAGCCGCCTTTCCTTGAGATTCCAGATCTTCCTCTACGCCATTCAAGCCAAACATCGACCCCTCCTAGCTTGATCCGCAGGGTAGCGTCACACCAGCCCCGCCTGCAAGGCCAGAATCCTATCAGGGCCGTGGGACGTAGGCCCCCTGAGGACGAACGATTGCACTCGCGCCATGGCCCACGCATGCTGCGAGGCCCCCGGGCGGTGCCCTCCACTCGACCAAGCCGCCAGTCCCCGATCGTAGACCTGCTTCAAGATGCGGCGGTCAACCCCTGTCAGCCTTGCAACGTCCGAGATGCCCCTTGGGCGCTCGCCGTACTTGCGCTCGAAGCGGGCCGACCACTTGCTCCGCCGGGTCTTGACCCCCTTGTCGCTGGGCAGGGGCTGGTAGGTTGCCAGCCGCCGTTCGCGTTGTATCTCGCGAATCCGCCGCTGCCGCGCCGCCCCCTCAAAGCCCGCCAAGTACCGCTCAGGGATCGTTGACATGCCGTTCTCCCCCCTATGGGGGGAATCTTAGGGGCACCCTACCCCCGCCTGCAAGCGAGAACGCGCCTTGTGCGGGCACGTGGGGGCTTGGCTTGTTCGCAATCTCAACTTGCAAACTAAACCCCCTTGACGCATCAGGGGAGTTCCGATAGCCTCTATTATCGGAACTGCTCAGACCCCCTACAGGGGGCACTTCGGAGGGCAAGATGTTCGAGCTTAGGCAGGGGCGCTGGCAGGAGGTCTTTGCGGAGATGCCGATGGTCGACGCGGTCATCTGCGACCCACCGTACAGCGCCAAGCTGCACGAGACGCAGTCCGCAGCGATGGCGCGGCAGATGCCTGATGGGTCCGACAGGCGGGCGCTCAACTACGCCGCGTGGTCGCCGCAGGACGTCCACGACTTCGTTGAGCACTTCTCGCCCCGTTGCAAGGGCTGGATGGTGGCGATGACCGACTACGACCTGAGCGCGACGTGGATCGACGCCTACCGCAAGGCGGGCAGGCACACCTTCGTCCCCGTGCTTGTGATCCAAGACCGCGTGCGCCTGTCGGGCGATGGCCCCGCAAGCTGCGCCGTCTACGTCATCGTCGCCCGCCCCAAGTCGCAAGAGTACCAGCGCTGGGGCGCTCTGCCGGGCTTCTACAAGGTCGGCACCGACCGCGAGGGCCACATCGGCGGAAAGCCGCTGGAGCTGATGCGGCGGCTGGTCACCGACTACAGCCGCGAGGGAGACCTCGTCTGCGATCCGTGCGCTGGCTACGGCACAACGCTGGTTGCAGCCTATGATCTGGGACGCAAGGCCATCGGCGGGGAGTGTGACCCCGACACTTTTGGCAAGGCCAAGGAGCGGCTCGAGAAGGTCATGCGGCAGCCATCACTGTTCCGCCCTTCTGACGCCAAAGAGCAGCTGTCGCTGCTGGGGTAGGCAATGAACATCACGCAAGAGACCGCCAAGGCATTCGACCACCTCCTCGTAGAAGTCTGCTTGGAGACGGTTCCCGATTTCGTCCAGCGCATCCAGATTCTGGAGATCCAGCTGGGAAGGATGGTCCTCCTCTACGGCAAAGAGAGCGACGAGGCCGTCATCGTGAGCGAGCAGCTCGAAGCTGCCAAGGACGTGCTGACGCTTGAGTGCCAGAAGGCGTCCCGTTACATCACGACGACGAGCTACCGTTGCGGGGATGAGGAATGCCGGAGATTCCACAGGGCACTCCTTGTGGGGCTCGCATGAAGCGCGGACCCAAGCCGCAAGAGGAGCCGCTTGGCCACTGCAAGGTATGCGGGGGGCTCCAAGTAGCGGCGCTCAACCTCTGCGCCACCCACTACAAGCAGCAGTGGCGGGCCAAGAGGCGGGTGCCTTGCATCGGCAGCAGGAGCCACCATGAGTGGCTGGTGACAGGCAAGTGCCGCATCTGCGGCGCAATCAGGAGGAGGTCAAGATGATCGAGAGAGAGGACGTCCAGTACCCCCACGCCTTGACCGACGCCTTGATGGTGACGGTGATCAAGCTTCTCAACTCTGGCGAGCAGCCTGACGCGGTCGGGATTGCCCTTGGCGAGTGCATGTACGGACTGCTGGGGGGCTTTGATGCCAATGGCGTCGAGATCCGCGTATTTATCGACCCCGATGGATTCCTGAACGTGCTGGTCCGCCGCCCTGACGGCAGCGAGGTCGAGGCATGAGACGCTGCCCGTGCGGTTTCCCCCTCCAAGTGTGCTGGCGTTGCAGCCCGCCTGAGGGATGCCCTGATGAGTGGCTTGATGCCCTCCGTGACATGGATGAGGAAGTGAACAAGGACAAGGGCAAGGACCACAACCCCTTACCCGAGAGCCTGCCAAATGACGACTGAGCTTGTCGCAACCAGTGACGGCATCCTTGCCCCGCTGGCCGAGATTGAATCCGCAGCCAACTACGCCGAGGAGGCGCTGGCCAAGAACACGAAGGTCACCTACGCCAGCGCATGGCGCAAGTGGGCGGCGTTCTGCGCCGATCGGGACTTCGACCCCTATGGCCCAAGAGGCCAGATTGCCATCTACCTCGCGTGGCTGGCCGACAACGGGGCCAAGTCGAGCACGGTGAACATCGCCTTGTGCGCGATCTGCAAGGCATACGAGACTGCCAACTTGCCGAGCCCCCGCGAGGATCGGGCGGTGAAGCTGGTCTATCAGGGCATCCGCCGCAAGATCGGCATCGCTCCTGAGCAGGTCGAGGCTGTCTTGCCGCACCACCTGCGGGCGATGGTCGACTTCCTGCCCGAGCCGATGGACAAGCACCGCCTGCGCACTCTGCGCAACCGCAGCCTGCTCACCCTTGGCTGGGTCGGGGGCATGCGCCGCAGCGAGATTGTTGCGCTTGAGGTTGCCGACGTAGTCGAGGTGCCAGACGGCCTCCGCGTGACAATCCGCCGCAGCAAGACGGACCAAGAGGGTCGCGGGCGGGCCATTGGCATCCCCTACGGATCCCGTCTGGAGACCTGCCCCGTCCGCAACTTCCGCGCATGGATTGCCGCATCGGGAATCACAGAGGGGCCGGTATTCCGCACCGTGACTCCCGATGGCATGGGCGTCCGCCCGTGGGCCATAACCGACCGCCAGCTGGCGAACATCGTCGCCAAGTGTGCGACAAGGGCGGGCGTTGAGGGGCGGTTCGCGGGCCACTCGCTGCGGGCAGGACTGGTCACCAGTGCCGTCAGGGCTGGCAAGCAGATCAAGAGCATCCAAGCGCAGACGGGCCACAAGACGCTCGAAGTCCTGTACCGCTACGTCCGCGAGCAGGAGCTATTCAAGGACAGCCCGGCAGCGGGGCTGGTGTAGGAGGGAAGAGTGCCGCGATACGACGTCAAGTGCCGCAAATGCTTCACGGTTTGCGAGATCAGCAAGAAGATGTCGGACCCCATGCCCCTGTGCGAGTGCGGGGGGCAGCAGGACGTCTACTTCAGCGGGGCGGCGCTGCCAGCCACGCACTTCACTGGAGGCGGATGGGCCGCTGACAACTATGCGACCGTCCGCAAGCAGCAGACGGTCAATCAACTGCTGGACAAGGCCAGCAAGTAGAGGAGAGGACATGAGCAGCAAGGTCAAGAGTCTGGAGAAGGCGCTCAAGGATCGCTCGGCAAGCAAGCCCGAGGGGGTCACCGCGCAGCAGTTTGCCATCGAGGGGGAGGCCCCCGTGCGCATGCCCCGTCCGGGAGAGGCGGTCGAGTTCACTTGGGCGGATCCCACGATGATCGGCTCGCCCAAGCTCACGCTGGGGCTTCTGGTGTCGCAGTCGCTTGTCGGCAGCAAGGACGGGCGGGTCAACGGCTGGGTCATCATGGACCCCACGATGCAGATGGCCGATCCCCAAGGCCGTCCAGTGCAAGTCCCCCCGCTGGTCCCGGTTGGCAATGCGGCCTACAGCCGCGATCCCAAGCCCATGACGTGGCGCTTTCACGGCGACAGCGCCATCGGGGAGGCGTGATGCGGTACCAATTCCACGACCCCGCGCTTGAGAAGATCGCCAACACCTGCAAGACCATGGCCGTCGCCGTGTTCACGGCTTGCAGCGTGCTGGTGATCGTTGTCTCCTGCCTGCTGGTGAGTCCCTGATGCAGGCGGCGTGCATCTGGTCATCGTGGAGCCTGCTCCCGATGGCTGCGGTGCTGCTGTCGAGCGGGTCGCTGCTGGGGCTGCTCTATGCAGCCTCCGCAGCGGCTGCGTTCGCCTACCACTGGCACGGCGAGCGTCGGTACCACCGCATCGACCACGCGCTGGCGTGGGCGAGCATTGCTGCCAACTGCTGGCTCGCGGCCAAGTCGGTGCAGTGGCACTACACCCTGTCGGGTGTCCTGTTCGTCCTCTTGGCCATCGAACGGTACTACGAGGCCCATGAGGGCGACTACCATCGGCACCACACCGTGTGGCACATCTGGTGTGGCGCGGCGGGCTTGTGCCTTGCACTCGGCTACGGAGGATGAATGGACGTGCTTCACCTTGCAATCTGGCTGGCCATGCACCAGCAGTCCCCGCTCCCCGCCCGCATCGAGTGGGCTCTTGAGTACACCGAGAGCGGGGGCGTCCCCACGGCAAAGAGCGGCCCGTACATGGGCCTGTGGCAGGTCGATCCGCGATGGGCAAGCCGTCCCGTGCGCAACGACCCCTCGCTGCTGTACATCCCCGCCGTGGCCCGCAACGAGGGGCGGCGCTTGCTGCACTACTGGCTGGGCAAGAGCAGGGGCGACATGGCCCGTGCCCTTGCGGCCTACCAGTGCGGGTATGGTGGGCTCAGTGGCAAGTGCGGCAAGGCCTACTCGGTCAAGGTGATGCGCCGCGCCAAGGAGGCGCACTGGTCGGTGGAGTACTTGGCCGACCACTGCCGTACTTGCCCTGAGTGCTGTGTAGAGGATTGATCTTCCAGCCTTGGCCCTCAACTGGCAAGATCGGGCGAGGAGGTGTCATGGATCGCCGTCTCAAGTTTGCGCTGGCCGTAGGGGCGGGGGTGCTTGTGTTCTTCCTCGCCACAAGCGCGGCTGCGTCCTCAAAGGCCCCCCGCCCGCCGATGACTTTCCGCAAGAACTCGATGAAGTTCCCCAAGCGCAGCAACAAGATCCGTGGGATCGTGATCCACCATACGGTGACCGGGAGCGCCAAGTCCACGCAGTACGTGCTCGAAAAGCGGGGGCTGAGCACGAACTACGAGGTCGACCAGAAGGGCAACATCTACGAGTACAACTCCCCCGACAACGGGTTCGCGCAGGCCACAGGCGGCAACGCCAACAGGTGGCTGGTGGCCATAGATGTCACGCACCTGTCGGGAGCGCCTTGGCCCGCCGCGCAGGTCGAGGCCACAAGGCAGCTGGTGCAGTGGCTGGCGGGGCGTTACAACATCGCGCTCAAGCTGGCCCCAGACGGCGTGCGGAACAGGTGGGACGAGGGCTGGGCGGAGCGCGACTTCACGCTCTTCCGCCACAGGAACTTCGTCAACACCACCTGCCCTGAGGACTTCCCGATGGAGCAGCTGCTGGAGACGCGCCCGCTGTTGGCGTGACCACAGGCCCCGACCTGCCCCGATGTCCGCGCCATTCCCGCAACTTGACAAGCGATAGCAGACCTGCTATCCTGTTCATACCAGCTTGGTGCTGGCCTACACGGACAAGGAGGACAGGATGGAAATGGCCGATGACAAGATCGTCACCTACGGATCCCCTGCGCAGGAGGCTCCCCAGCGCCCGCACGTGGACCTCTCCCCCACCTTGGGGCTGGCCGTGACAAGCGCCCCGGTGTGGGATTGCCACATGTGCGGGAGGGTGCACCAAGACAGCCTGCAAGCCTTCTGCTCGGACCTGTGCCTGCTGGCTTGGTACGACATGCAGGACGCCAACAAGTAGCCCAAGCGCCCGCTCCTCTTGGCCGTCTTGGCCTTGAGGGGCGGGCGTCAGGGTATCTTGACAAGCAATAACAGATCAGCTATGATGGTCCTGCCAGCGCGGTGCTGGCGGACACGGACACGGACAAGGAGGACAAGATGGAAGCGATCAGGTGGGTGACGGAGAACGGCTACTACGACATCGACACAGCCACAAGCGACGAGCTGCTTGCATGGAAGGAGCCAGACTGGGAATCCCCGTCAGTTATCGGCGTCAAGGCGTGGCGGCAGGACGGGTTGAATCTCGGCATCCGCGACATGTTCGTAGCCGAGCGCAGGTACGGCAACGGAGAGCCGTACGGCCCCCGTGGCTTCGGGCCGACGATGGTCGCGGCTCTGGCAGACTTGGCTCCCGAGAACACCCTGTAGGAGGACAAGATGGACGCAATGACACGCAGCCTGCTGGTTGAAGTGGCCCGCACAGTGCTCAAGGTACTGGACCCCCTCTACAAGCCCGAAGAGGCGCAAGCGCCCGTGGCGCACCCCACTCCGTGGGCGACCGCCATCAACCCGCTGGCGGATAGGGGCAACCCGCCCAGCCTGAACAGCCAAGCTGCGGTGCTGGCGATGCTGGCCAAGAAGGAGGGCGCGCCCAAGGCGGCAACGGAGCCATCCAAGGCGTCGCCGCACATCCACACTCGCGGCATGGCCGTCCGGTGCTGGGACGGCAGCAAGTACGTTCACGGCACAGTCACCGCCCTGTCCCGCTCCAAGCCGGGCAGGCCCCTCACCGTCGACGTCGTCATCGACCGGGGGCCAGACCGCCGCCCCAAGACCCTCAAGGTCGAAGCCGCCAAGGCCGAGATCCTCAAGGGGGCGGCATGATGGGCGCACCAATGGACGAGCTGAAGGCGCTCCTGCCCCAGCACTACAAGAGCGCCCTCTACTACGCAGCGGGGGCAGTGGCCGAGTTCGATCTGGACGACAACTTGCGGGTCTCCATCACTTACGACGCCACATTGCCCGCAAAGTGGACGGTGGATGTCATGTACGAGGACGGGCTGACGTCCATCAGCGAGTGCAGGATGGGGGTGACGCTCAAGGACGCCATGCGGGAGGCGCTCTGGGAGGTGGCGATGGACCTAGACGAGGCGCGCCACAGCATCGCCAAGAGCGCCGCCGTCATAGAAGCAACGGCCAAGGCCGTGGGGGAGTCCCCATGAGGGCGATGGTCTTTGGCGGCTACAACGCCCAGATGCGCGGGAACTGGGCCAAGGCCCTGCGCAACCGCATGGGGATAGACGTCGCCTACACATGCTGCGCCGACGATGGCTACAAGGGCATGCCAGACGTGCTGCCCAAGGGAGTCGAAGTCGTACTGGTGGTCAGCGGCACGTGCAGCCACATGGTGAGCGAGCGGGCAAAGTCGCTGGCGTGGCGGGCTGGGGTGCGGTGCGAGGTCGTGAGCAAGCACCTCAACCGGACGGTGCTCTGGCTGGAGAGGATGGGCTACACGCCCAAGGAGGACAAGGACATGGACACGGCACAAGCCCACGCACCAGCGGCGGTCGCGCCAGCGGTGCTGGAGGTCAACCACGACGACTTGAGCGTAGAGAGCGTAGCGCAGCACCCCTTGTGGCTGGACTGGTCGCAGATCCGCCAGCTCCTGCCGATGAACTGCGCGACGTTCAACCAGCTGGCCGATGCGGTGGTCAAGCGCCCCGAGATGCGCGACGACCGCCTCGTGCCCGTCGACCGGGCAGGCAAGCGGTTCCACCGCAAGCTCAACGTCCGGGTCTGGACGATGGACGAGGTCGCCGAGATCGAACGGATCGCCGAGAGCAGGAATCTGATCAAGGCCAAGACGGACAGCCAGATCGTTACTGACCCAGCGGTCACTGTCCCGCTGGTCATTGAACCCCCCGCACCCGCCGTTGTGGATGTCGCGCTGGACGGCTTGATTCGCGCCGCCGAGGCCCTTGTCGCGGCGCGGACGGGGGTGCTGGAGGCAAAGGTGCGGGAGCTGGAAACCGAGCGCGATGCGCTCAAGTCGCAACTGGAGCGGATCAAGTCCGCATTGGGGGTGTGAGATGTATTGGGACGTCGCGTTCTGGATGTCGTTGTCTGTCACGGCAGCGGGGTATGTGGGCTGGACGCTGGGGGCTGCCAAGTGGCGCACCGAGTACGCCAAGGAGGTGGGCAGGCGCATCGCACAGGCCCGCGCACAAGCCCCGCAAGCGGGCGAGGACGGGTTGGACATCCCCCGCGACCTTGAGGGCGTCAAGGACGCCGTCTTGCGCTTGCGGCGGGATCTGGATCGGATCCATTCGAGGGTCGAGGATCTGATGGACGACGAGCACTACGGCAAGGAGGAGCCATGACCGGGGGCCTGCGCTGGGACGGCGGCGACTTGGCCGTGTTCTTGGGCGTGTGTGCCGCAATCCTGCTGGTGCTGCTCTGGGCCATCTGGCAAGGGGGGGATCAGGCAGGAACGCTGCACCACTCCTGCCTGCCCAACGGCAAGTGCAAGCAGCAGCTGGAGTGCCGCGAGTGGCGCGAGTGGGGCGACTGGCGGTGCGTACCGCCGAGGGGGGTGCCGTGATCACATTGAGCAGCGGACAGATCCACATCCTATGTCATGCGCTGGGTCGGGACGACTACGGACGGCTGATCGGAAAGACCGAGTATCGCAACCACTACGACCCCGGTCCAGATGCCATGCCTGACGTGCAGTCGCTTGCCGATGCGGGGCTGGTGGAGCCGTACCTGTGCAGCGGTGGCTGGACGATGTACCGCGTGACTGACGAAGGCCGGAGGCAGGCAATCAAGCAGGCCCCGCCTGCGCCGTCAAAAACAGCGGCAGCACGGCGATACCGCAAGTGGATGGACACGCGGGACGCCCACGGGCTGACGTTCGGGCAGTGGCTGCGGCAAGGCTACCATCACAACACGGAGGAGTCATGAAGCACTGGAGTGAGATCGCCAAGGTTCGCCAAGAGTGGGTGGCGTCGAACTTGTACGCGGGCGTTGAGGCGTCGGACAAGCTGATCGCAGAGGCCGAGCGACTCAACCTGCCTAATCGCCAGAAGCAGCTTGAGGACGACCGCGAGGCGCTGGTCGCCGCGCTGGAGCATCTGGGCTACTGGGTGCGGGAGGTGAAGCCATGACCGATCCAGAACTGAGGAAAGCCCTTGAGACTTGGCCCGCGTCGATCCATGACCAGTGGTGCAATATCCGCGCCGACTGCCCGTGCGACTGCGGTCACGCTGAGGTCAAGGAGGCGCGAGAGGCCGCACGGCGGCTTGTCGGGCTGGCTGATGGTGACTGCGACTGCGGCTGGGAGCACTGGTGCAACAAGTGCGAGAGCGAGCATGTATGCGGGACGCCCTGCGGCAAGGAGGAGCCATGACCGAACACTGCCCCAAGTGCAAGGCACCCGACTGCGAACGGTGGGCGATCGAGCAAAAGCTCGCGGTGGCACCGATGCTGGTGGTGCAGAAGTGGTGGATGGACAAGTGGAACGAGGACTGCGCATTCCGGGCGAACGCCTGCCCTGAGTGCAAGGGCAAGTGCTGCCGCGACACGGACTACGGTTGCCGCGTCTACCACATGGGCGCGGAGGTCTACGACCACTGGTGCGACTACTGCCATGACGGCCAAGTGCCCAAGCCAGACCCGCGAGACGAGAAGATCGCTGAGCTGAGTGCCGCCATCGCTGCGTGGCCGGAGGCCACACACAACAGTGGCTGCGCGCCAATGTGGGACGGAGGCCCGTGCGACTGCGGGACGGCAGCTCTCAATGCCAGACGCAAGGAAGCCCGCCGCGTGGCGGGGCTGGAGGCCGAGCCATGAGTTATCGGGCAGGTATCGCTGGAAGAATGGCTGCTATCCTGCGCGTGGAACCGACCGAGCCGTGCATCGTCTGCGACGGCTGCGGCTTGCGACGGACGGTGTACAGCCAGCGAGGCATCGGCGCACCTGCGGCGTGGTTCCTCGACCGCAAGCCCGCGCCGGGGTGGAGCGTATGGCACAAAGACGGCGTGAGGCTGGACTGGTGCCCAGCCTGCAAGGCAAGACGCAAGGAGGCCAAATGAAAGGACTTGCGATTGAGGTCGTCCGCGACGACTTGGAGCCGTTCGAGTGCGACTGCTGCGGGTCGTCGGAGCGATGGGTAGTGCTGATGGGGGAGAAGATCCACTACCTCGACGGCACGACACGCTTGCGCCACGGCGCATTGCTGATCGGACACGGGCAAGACAAGCTGCGTGCGCTGCTGGATGCCAGTGCGACGCTCAAGTACCTGATCGAGGAGGTGGGGGCATGAACACGGATCATGTGGTGGTGCAGGGCAGCGATATGTGGTGCAAAGCCTGCGGCAAACGCGAGCCAATCAAGCTGCCCCTGAGCGCCAAGGACTTCTCCATCCATGTGCAGACGTGGGCGGAGCAGCACAAGGTCTGCGCGAGCTACTCCAAGCGCGGGGACAAGCAGGTGGCTGCGTCGGCAATCATGCAGGCGCTGGCAAGGATTGCCCGGCTGGGACCAGCCGCGCAGGAGCTGGCGCTGGATGCCCGGCATGCGTTCGAAGAATACCAGCGCGCCGACCCTCGTACGGTTGTCGCGTATGACAGCGGGCGATCGGTGTGCCTGCATTGCGGGACGCCCTACGAGGGCAAGGAGGCCGCGCCGTGACGCCTCACCCGAGCAGGATCTGCGACACATGGCTAGACCGCCAAGAGAGGTGCCAAGAGTGCATGCCCCCAGAAGAGGAGATCGACTTCTGGCGCGAGTGCTACAACGGCGAGCACGGATCCCCTGAGGATTGCCCCACTTGGTACGACTGGTGCAATTGCGGCGGTACGATGTACAGCACGATCGAATATCTGCAAGCAAAGCTAAGACTTGACAAGCGATAAAGAACCTGCTATGATGTTCTCACCAGCGCGGTGCTGGCCTACAACGGACAAGGACAAGGAGGACAAGATGGACGCGAACATGATGGCGGCGATTGCCAACGCGGTGCTGACAACCCTGACCGACGAGCAGCTCAAGTCGGAGATCATCCGGCGCGGGCTGGTGAGCGACGATCCGATCAAGGCGATCGAGAACCTGACCTTGATGGTCCGCGAGGACAAGCTGGATCTCGCCAACCCAGTGATCGGGAAGTTCATAGCCGAGCTGCCGACCCCCTTGGTGCTCGACCAAGTAGACCTCAACGATGCGCTCGACTACTACGACAGGGACACGGTGCTCGGAGAGTTCGATAGCGAGGCCCTCTTTGACTACATCGGCGACGAGTACAAGGACGAGCTGGTGCGGTCGTACATCGAGGGAAATAGCGACGTCGCCATGGAGATCATCGAAGAGGCCGACACCGACACACTGCTCGAAGTGATCCGGGGGCGATGCCGCTTCAGCTGAGCAGGGCGAATCGACTCCCCAGCCCCCGCAGGGTACGCCTTGCGGGGGCTTTGCTTTCGGGCTAGTCGCGCATCCTTGCCAATGGAGGGCGGGCGCGGTTGCGGCGGGCAAGCATGAAGCCCACCAGCGCCGCGCCAGCTACAAGCAGGACGGATCCCAAGGCCGATCCCTCTTGCACGTCTGGAGGGGGCGTCTGCAAGCCAAGCTCGGCCAGCAGGTAGGGCACAAGCGCCGCCCCAGCCTGCGATCCCGGGCGCATGTGGATGATGTCGCTCTTGAAGTCCTTCTTGTAGCCCCAGATGCCGTAGACCGGGATGCCCAGCAGTGCCTTGAGTTCAACCACGCGCTGCTTCTGCCGCTCAAGCCGCGCCTCTGGGGTAGTCCCCTCGACAACGCGGTCAAGGTTGATCGGCGGGATGATCAGGATCGTGCGCTGCGGCCCCAAGTACTGCACCAGCTTCTGGGTCTGCTCCTTGGTCGAATCGTTGCCGTACCCGTAGAGCAGCACCTTGTCGTAGCCGCTGATGTCCCCCACACGGTCGGGCAGGAGCTTGAGCAGCTGGCCGTCGTTCTTGCCTTGTATGCCCACACGCTTGACGCCGACCTTGAGCTTGCCCAGAGCCTTGACCATGTCGTCGCCCATGCCGGTGGGCTGGGCTTGGCTGTGGCCGTAGATCAGGACTTTCATCGCTTGCCCTTGGCCGCTTGGTACAGGGCGAATCCCGCAAGCGCGCCGATGACCAGCGCAGGGAGGATGTAGCTGCCCCCCTCGCCATCCTTCTCCTCGTCCTTGCTGGATGCCTCGTCGGGCTTGGGGATCGCAACGCCGCTGTTGAGCTTGTCGTAGTAGTCCGCCATCGCCTGCGAGACGAGGGTGTCCTTGTATTTGCCATCCGACTTCGGGAACTGGACCATCCACAAGTGCTCAAGTCGCGCAGGCTCCAGCTTGGCGTAGTCTTGCGACTGGAGCAGGCCGTAGTACTGCGGCTCGTCCTTGTAGTAGTTCCAGAACAGCGACTTGCTATCGGGCAACGTCTCGATCAGGCTGAAGCCCTTGCTGTTGGGCGTCTTGATCGGGTTGCTCTTGTCGTCGTTGGCATAGCCGACGACGCCCGTGTAGAGGCGGATCACCGTGCCAGCGGGGATCGTCATCTTGGATGCGACGTTGCCCGGGTCGGTAACCTCAAGCGGATTCTTGAGCGTGACGTACTGCCACGTCAGCGGAACCTTTTGCGTACCCCGTATTGCCAGCATCACCGTCCTCCCTGCGCCATGCACCAAGCCTTGACCGCCGCGTAGGGAGTGCTGAACTTGGCTACTTTCTGCTCAATGCTGCCCCACCCACCCGTCTTGCTGTTGCCGTTGCGGACGGGTACGACCAGCGTGTAGAAGCCAGCGTCACCCGCTCCTTGCAGGTTCCACCAGTTCCACCCTATGGTGAATCGCCCGCAGGAAGACGCCATCGCGCCCTCCATGATGCACCGCTTGGGGTCCAGCCCATATTCAGGGCAAATGGAGGCCGCTGCGGGGACAATCTCCCGCAGGAATCGCTCCTGCTGGGACTTGTCCACGGGGGTCATTTGACCTTGATGTACTTGTAGGCGAGGTAGCCCAGCGCGCCCAAGATCACGATGCCGCCGATGGTGAGCGGCACCTTGTACTTGGCTGGGACGTACCCGTTGAACTGGCCTTCCATGGCTTCCTCCTGACTAGGCGCGCTTGCGCTTGTGGAACAGATAGTACAGGGCCAGCACGCCGACGCCCAGCAGCAGCAGCTTTGCCATTGCGCCGTCGCTCTCTGGCTTGCCGCCCACAATGCCTGCGGTCGAGTGGACTGGCGTGATGTAGCCGTTGTAGTTCGGAACGGGGGATACGGATCCCCCGCAGGTCTCGTTGGTCATCATATCAGGCTCCCTTCTTGGCCAAGAAATAGGTTCCGACGCCAGCTGCCAATGCGACAAGCAGTGCGACTCCCATGCCCCCACTGCTCTTCTTGGCGACGGGCGGGGGCTCAGGGATCTTGGTGGCGCTCTGGTCGCTAGATGCAGGCTTGGCCTTGAGCTTGTCGTAGACCCCCTTGGCCTCGAGGAGCTGGGTTCCGTAGGTCTTGAACTGCTCATCATTGAGGGGGACATCGGAAGCGAGGCGGATTCCGAAATTCATGATGACGCCTGTCTCGTCCGTGCTGGAGGTCTTGTAGCCCTCCATCAAGATAGCCCAGCCGACCTGCTCCCCAGTCACTGCATCGCCGATCAGGGCGTAGTAGCTCTCGAAGTCGCCGCCTTTCATCGACTTCCAGTCTGGGAAGTGCTCACGGGCCGTGGCGAGGATCTTGTAGACGCGCTTCTTGTCGATGTCGCCGATGACGAGGTCGCTCTTGAGCTCTGGCTTGCTGCGGATCTTGACGGGGGCGACCCACTGCGCGTACGGGTAGTCGGCGGGAATGGCCCACGGGTACTTGCCCGTCTGCTCAATAGCGCCGCTCAGCCCCGAGATGCGGAACGGCGGATCGTAGTAGCCCTTCTGGGTGTAGGTCTTGTAGGCAGGGATTGAACCGCTGCACGTCTCGCTTGTCATCATGATCCACCTCGCTTGGTCCGCTACATCAGTTCTTGCTCATGAAGTAAGCGCCGACGCCAAGCGCCAAGGCAAGCAGGACGCCGGACCCGGCACCCTTGCTGGTCTTCTTGTCGGCTTCCTTCTTGGTGTCGCTGACCGTGGTCGGGGGCTTGTCCCCCCCACCGCCGCCACTGCCGCCTCCACCGCCACCACCGCCTTTACCGCCGCCTCCACCGCCGCCAGAAGCCTTGAGCTTCTCGTAGGCCGCTTTGGCATCGGCAAGCAGCTTCTCATACTTCTTGCGATTATCGGCGCTGAGCCCTGCGACGCCGTTCACTCGCACGCCGAACTGCATGGCTACAAAGCCGTCGTCAGCGTACTTGTAGGACTCTTGCGGGATGGCCCAGCCGATCTGCTCGTCGGTCTCGGCATCGCCGATCAGGAGGTAGAAGGTCTCGAAGTCGCCAACCTTCATCGACTTCCAGTCTGGGAAGTTCTCGCGGGCGGAGTCGAGCACCTTGTAGACGCGCTTCTGGTCGATGTCGCCGATGATGTGCTCGCTCTTGAGTTCTGGCTTGCTGCGGATCTTGACGGGGCCGACCCACTGCACGTACGGGAAGGAGTCCAGATCCTCAATGGGCCACATGTACTTGCCCGTCTGCTCGATCGCGCCGCTCATCCCCGAGATGCGGAACGGCGGATCGTAGTAGCCCTTCTGGGTGTAGGTCTTGTAGGCGGGGATCGATCCGCTGCACGTCTCGCAAGTCATCATGGGAGCCTCACTTCTTGGTTTTGATCAGCAACAGCAGGACGACGGCAGCGGCGATGCCGCCGACCACCCACGGGTTCTCGAACGGGTTGACCGACTTCTTTGCGGCCTCGACGCCCTTCTTGACGGCCTCTGCGCCTTCCTTCTCGGTCAGCTTGATCTTCTTCTCGTAGGTAGTCTTGCCCTTCTGGCGCAGCCAATCGATGACTTCCTTGGGCGCGCCCTTGTCGGCGAAGTCATCGAAGGCGGCATCGTACTGGTTGAGGAACGAGTGGTCGCCACATTGCTCCTCAAGCGTGAGCATCTCGGAGCCGAACTTGGCCTTCCACGACAGGTCGTCCTCGCTGGGGACGCCGTTGAGCCACATGTTGATCGTGCAGTACTGCCAGTCCTTGTCGGTGAACAGCGGGTAGACCAGCGTGGACATGATGTCCGAGATCTCGTTGATGCCGCTGTGCGGCCCGTCGCCGTACTTCTGGCGCAAGGTCTGGAGCGTGGCCAAGTCAGCGCCCGCGAGGCTGGGGCCTCCCATGGCCCTGCCGTGGGCCTTTGCGCTGATTGTGCCGTGCCCGACCATCATGGATCACCCCTTGCGGCTGCCCAGCAGGTATCCTGCCACAAAGGCAGCCAACGACAAGGGGACGAGGATGCCATAGACGGCCTTTGTCGTGGCATCATCGATTGCCTTCTTGCCCTTGTCGCTGGCGACAAACTTCTGGCCCGTCAAGCTCAAGACGTCGCTGAAGAACTCGACCTGCGCCTTGTTCTGCTCCGAGCCCTTGGGGCCACCTTGCAGGGCATTGTTGATCTTGTCCGAGATCATCTGGGCCAGCGGGTCGGTCAACGCCGCAGGCGGGCCTTCTGGCCCCGCGAAGTGGCGTCCTCCGATTCCGTACGGGTACTGCGTCATCATGCACGCCTCCGCTTGGCGGGGTTGCGGCGCTTGCTGTTGGCAGAGGCAAGCACCTCAAGCGCGAGCGCCTTGTTCGCATAGAAGCCAACGCGGCGACCGTGGCGGTCGTAGACCAGCCAGCCAGTCTGGCCAGAGGCGTTGATGAACTTCTCTACCGAACCCTCGGCAGCACCTCTGCTGGGGTTGCGGGTCTTGTCCTTGGCGACTTGCGTCGCGGACACAAGGCGCATCCCCCGAAGCTCAACGTCCTTCTCGACGAGGTCTCTGGCCTTCTTGAGTGCCTGCAAGTGGGTGGTGCGTGCCACAGGGACGAGCGCATTGCCGTCCGTCAGGTAGTACCACTGCTTGGCCAGTACCTCCGTCCGCGATGTGGGGTTGCGCACGCCGCCGACATGATAGACTTTAGCCTTGATGCTGCCGACCTTCAGAGAATGGCCCTTCAGCTTCCCCTCGATTGGCTTGTAGGTTCGCGCACCAGTCTTGACGCAGCGATCGTAGAACGAGTCATAGGAAGTGCCCGACACAAAGTCGAACTCCTGACCGATCGACAGGTCACCGAAGGTCGCTGGGTTGCGGCGCTTGGCCTTGGCGGCGGGGTTCTGCGCAGCGTAGGTCATGCCAGCGATCGATACGACCCGACCGGTCTTGCCGCACTCACGCTTGCCCTCGGCCACGGTGGTGGTGTAGGCGACGCGCTTGCCGCCACGGACGACCACGTACTTGAAGCCATCCTTGGCCGCCTTCTTGTCTTGCTCAGTCAGGTGCATGGTTATCTCCAAGGGGATCGCCCCTCCCTAAATTTATTGCAAATGCTGATTGTCGTCTAGCGAGAACGGGGTGGGCGCGGGTCGGGGTAGGCCGCGCTGGTGATGGCGTACTTGAGATCCGTCTTGCTGCTCTTGGTCGACATTGAGTGCAATCGATAGTAGGTGCCCAGCATGGCCAGTAGCTGCTCCTTGGTCTTGCCAGCCAGCGAGCGGTACAGCTTGGCGCGGTTGTCGCCAGCCTCCTTGAGCTTGGCCTCGTAGCCAGAGGTGGGGTTGCGCACCACGCGCCCACGCTCGCCCTTGGTCACCCAGCCGACAAAGGTGCGGGGGCGATCGATCTGCGGCATGTGCTTCTTGACCCACTTGACCTTCTTGGCGAAGGTGTCGGCCCCGTCTGCGTGCATGCGCCCCAGCAGCCCCTCGGCAACGTGCCGCGCATGGGCCTCTGGAAGCCGGGTGCCCTTGAGCGGGCTTGCCTTGCCTGCGGGGTTTCGCTTGGCCTTCTTGGCCAGCAGGTCGCGCTGCTCCATCAGGTAGTGCGGGGGGATGCCCGCCTCCTCCGCAGCCTTGATGCGCCGATCCAGCGAGGCGAGCTTGGCAGCCTTGCTGGGGTTGCGCTTCTTGTCCGCCGCCAGAGCGCTGTATGCCTTCCACCATGCGAGCTGCTTGGCTTTTGCAGCCTTCGGGCTTGATCCGTCCAGCAAGTCGGACTCGGCAAGCGCCGCCATGCGGTGGGCATGTATCAGTGCATCGTGGCTCCCACTGGCGTCCCCCTTGCGCCGCAGCACCTTCGCCGTACGCAGGGAGTCTTCGGCCAGAACCAGCTTGGCGTCCCCGCGTGTGCGGTGGTACGCAGCAGTGGGGTTGCGCTTCTTGCCTCTGGCGGCTGCGAATCCCGCACGATGCGCATCCTCCAGCGCAGGCATGACGTTCCACACGGCAACCTCTTTGAAGTCGAGGTCTCCCACTCGGTGAGTCTCAAGCGTGGGGAAGTTGAAGAACTTCTTCGCAATCGCGGCAACGGCGACGGGGTCGGTGAAGGTGTGGATAGATGGGCCTGAGAGCATCCCCCCACCTTTGACAAACCCGCGACGGTAGGCACCGTCGAGCGCCTGTTTTACATTCCAGACGGCGACTTCTTTGAAGTCGAGGGAGTCCCGCCCGCGAGTCTCAAGCGTTGGGAATTGGAGCACTTCCGTTGCGATTCGCACCAGCCACGGGTCAGGCTTGCGGGCGGTCTTGGGGGAGGTCGGGTTGCGCTTCATGGCAGCTCCTCTTGGGCGGTTCTCAGGCAGCCGTGCTGGCCGTGGTGTCCTGCCTTGCCGCAGGTTCTGGACGTCGTCCTTGTCATACCGGACGGGGACTCCCAGCGCCTTCTTGGCCATCGCATCGGCCCTGCGCTCGGCGTAGTTGGCCTCTGGCACGGGATCGGCAGCATGCCCAAGCTCATGGGCGATCAGGCCCTCCACCCGCCCCGCAGGGCCACGCAGGGCCGAGTGCAGCAAGTTCACCGTGCGGTCGGTGGGGTCGTACCAAGCCAGATCCCGTGCCTTGGGAGAGCGCAGGAAGTGCCGCTTGTGCAGGCGCAACGTGACATCCTGCGCCGCAGGGTAGCGTGCGGCAACAGCGGCCCTCAGGCGGGCAAATGCGCGCTCGGCCTGCGCAGGAGTCACGTTCCCCCCTACTTGCGCATCAGCAGGAACAGCAGGGCAGCGCCACCAGCGATGAGCAGCCACGGGGTCTCGCTCTTCTCCTTCTCAGCAGGAGGAGGGGGCGGGGTCGTGGACGCAGGGACGTCGTACATGGTCGTCACAGCCGCGCTCTGGCTGGCCGAAGACGTGAACGTCGGCTTGAAGGTGGGTGCCTTCTTGGCCGTGGCCGCGTATTGGACCGCCACCTTGAGGGCGAGTGGATCGGAGGATTCGGCCATGTACTTGTCCGCATCCGCCGCGCTGGTGAACTTGTCGGCAATCGCCGCAGCCTTGACCTTGAGATCCTCAGTCAACGGGAATGACCCCGAAGGCCACTTGCTCCAGTCGTAGTCGTCAACGCCTGCCATGTACCGGTACCGATGGTGCATCATGTCGTCCTCTTTGCGGGCTTGCCGCCTCAACAGGAGCAGGCGTGGGCAATGTGCCCGCCATCCTGCTCGGATTATTGCCTATCTGGCTCCCCTGATCAATCCGTCACTTTCGCGATGCAGCTGCGGCTGCCCCAAGCAAGAGGAGCAGCAGCAGGCCGCCACCCTTCTTCTCGGTTGGAGTGACCACCTTCTTGGACTCGTTGGCGTTGCTGTTGATGTCATCCAAGATCAACGGGTCGACCGGCAGTTTCCAGTTCTCCGTCAGGATCTTGAGGCCCTCGCCAGCCCCGTAGACGTACGCTGCCCCGTTCTGCATGCTGGCGTCGGTCGCATCGTTGGCGCTGCTTGCACCATCCGATGCAGCCTTCTCCTCGCTTGTCGGGGGGATGACAATCTCGATGCTCTCGCCCTTGCCGTCCTTGCCAGTGACGGTGACGGTGAGGATCGAATCGAGGCGGGAGTCGTTGATCGCCTTCTCGCTGCGGATGAGCATGTCGTTCGTCCCACCCTTGCCCGTCGTGTTGTCGGTGGCCCGCTTGCGGCGGGATACGCGGGTGGCGACCATCACGCCCATCGCCTCCTTGCGGGAGTTGATCTTCTCGGCAAGTAGCGCCAGCTTCTCTTGCGCCTCGACGTCCCCCGCATCTGCCTTGGCCTTGAGTTCAGCGTACTGCGCGACAAGCGCCGCCAGCTGGCCCGCCATGGAGTCAGGCGCGGGGTTGTTTGCGCACGCCAGCACGGCGTCCTTGTAGTAGGCAAGGAGGTCTGGGGTACCCTCAGGCGCTGGGCCGATCATGCACCCGTACAGCGTGTTCCCCAGTTCCTTGAGCGTCTTGATCATGTCGTCGGTCGTGCTCTGGCTCGACGCTGCGATGTCCGACGTCTTCATGGCGATCAGCGTCGATGCCTTGGCCCTTGCCCGCAGCTCGACAAGCGTGATCTGCTGCGGGCTCAACCCCGACACGGAGGAGGTGGCGTCTGCGGCCACCACCTTGGCAACCGAAGCGAGCGCATCGGCCATCGGGTAGACCAGCGGGTACGGCAGCGGCGCACCCTTGCCCGGAGTCCATGCGAACAGCTTGCTGTAGGTCGACTTCTTGGAGTCCATGGCCTCCGAAGCCTCCTTGAGGGCGTCGATGATCTCCTTGTAGAGGTCAAGCAGCTGCTGGTCGTTGTACTTGCGGTTCCACGCTTGCATGTTCTGCTGCGTGAGGAGGGCGAGGAGATTCTTGCGCCAAGGGCTATCGCCCATCATCACGCTCGTCCAGCCCTGCCAGTCGTAGGATGGCTGGAGCACCTTGGCCTTGATCCCGAGAGCCTGCCACTTGACGGGGACTACGGGGACGGGGGCGATGTTGTCGAGCAGCCCCATGACGAGGGCTTTGGCATCCTTGGCCTTGGTCCACTCCCCGTCAGGGCCTTGGATCGCCTTGCGGTAGGTCGACTGCGCCTTGCGCAAGGACGGTGCGACGGATGCGGCCACGACGGAAGCCCACTTGGTATCAAATGGGTTTCCACCTCCCCACTCAGGATCCAGCCACAGTCCGTAGGCAATCATTGACCCCAGCGTGTACCGCTGGGTGCCGTTTGGTCCGCCCGTGGTGGCGATGCCGTTGTAGGGCTTGCCGTGCAGCCGCATGCTCTGGTCATTGAGGCGCTCAAGCGCCGCTGGCTCCATGTCCTTGTTCTGCTCGATGATGCCGTAGTCGCCATCCGCCGCAGGAAACGTGTTGGCCACCTTGGACCTCTTGGGGGCAAGCGGGGATCCGTAGATGGACCCCGATTCGAACACCACGTTATCGTTCTCGGACGTGTAGTTGCCCAGATCTTCGAGCTTTGTTGCGGTCTTGCCGTTGGAATCTGGCCCGGGGCCGTTGAAGGACGTCTTGCCGTGAGACTGGTCGTAGGAATTGAGGGGGATGTAGTCGGCAAGCCCCGGGATCTCGGCAACGTACGTCACGTTCCGCCAGTCAGAGGGCTCCACCTTCTTGATGGAGTTGCTCGTAGGGGAGAACGGGAAGTACTGGCCGTCCATGAGGTAGACGTCGGGAATCGGATATTCCCACGTGTCCTTGCCAGTGCCCGTGTCCAGCGACGCTACCGCGACGCGGTTCTGCACGGGGACGGCACCCTTCCACGTGATCCGCTTCGCATTCGGACCCGTGATGTGGCTCTCGGCCAACGTGAATGTGGCTTGCTTGCCAAGCTGTGCCCGCATCAGGGCGACTTCCGCATCCTTGATGGCCTTGACCTTGGAAGGCAGCTTGTCCAGCGCAGCCTGAAACTGGTCTCCAGTCTTGGCGTCGTCGGGCGGGAGCATGGCCTTCGCCTTCTTGACGAGAGCATCGACTTCAACGAGCAGGAGGCTTGTGCCGTCCAGCTGCTGGGGATCCAGCTCGTTCTGGGCCAAGAACCCGATGCGATTGAGGATCGGCCAGATTCGCAATCGTGCAAGGAAGCTCTCGAGGCTCTTTGCCGCTTTGCCCTTGTCCAGTGCGATGATCGGCGCAAG